CTCAAAGTAAGCACTCGCATAAATGCTCAAAGTAAGCACTCGCATAAATGCTCAAAGTAAGCACTCGCATAAATGCTCAAAGTAAGCACTCGCATAAATGTTCAATAGAACGCAATATAACACACATTAGACGAACGAGAACGATAAACATGATACATCTATCGTCTTTCATCCAAACTCTCGTCCTACCACCCTCAAAATGTCTTAAAATGATATATGTACATATAAAACTACCATACCACACTAAAAAGTACATAAAAGACAATAAAAAGATAAAAAACATAAAAAGACATAAAAGAGACTAAATACATATATGTTTGTATATTTAAGGATTAAGAAGAAATACATGACTTGTACTAAATGTGTTTAATGTAAAAGGCTAAAGCATGATGTAGACATAGTGATATTAGATGTCTTATAATGTTGATGATGGAAGACAAAGATAATAATATTCATAATAATTTCGATGTAATGGTTGATATCAAAGAGAAAGAACAAGAATTACAAGCTAAGATGGAACAGAAGTATAAAGCTACGCTAGCTGAAACTGAGCATGAAGTTCCACTAAGGACACTTTATCAGGGGAAGAAACTAAAAACAGCACGCAGCCGATATTGGTTGGTGCAGTGCTTCGGGTCTTTTACTAGAGCAGAAATCGACTCATTTGTCAAGGCCTATAGTAAAGAATTGACAATTGATGAGTTTGATGTTATAAATTTATACCTAAAATCACTTTCTGGCGATAAAGAAGCTCGTAATTTGCTTTGGGAAATTAACAAAGAAATTTTCAAAGCTACTAAGCAAGTCTTCATCGAACAGATGAGAACAGAGGTAAATTCTAATAATGCGAGTCGTAATTCCCGACTTGATTTAATTTTAGCAGACATAGAAAAAAGTGTCAACACTAAAAATGCACAAAATGCAGAAATTATATTAGAAAATAAAACAGACAAAAATCAATAGCAAAAGTGCTGTTTTTGGCAAAAAATGGGGCTCAAAAATGGCTAAAATGCTATTGACAAGAACAGCAAAAAATGTCGTAATATGCTCAAAAATAGCTAAAAATGAGCATATTTTGATATATATAGAAAAACTTTCTACCCCTGTTAGTGTTGTAGAAAAAACATAGATAAATACAAAAACTTTTGTAAAAACTTTTGTAAAAAGATATTTACAAAAACTTTCGTGTGTGTCATAATGAAGATAACCTTAACAATTCAAACTATCAGAGATAGAAACCCACCTCTATAAAGCTCTTGATAAGACTTGCAGACTGACGAACCGTTAAGCCGATAACCTTGTCACTATAAAGCTTAAATAACAGAGGTAATTGAAGCTTGCAGACTGATGAACATCATTAAGCCGATACCTTTAATTGTACTCGTTTCACTCGTAAGGAGTGAACTCTATCTTTAAGAGCCAGATATTAGCTAGAAACTAGGGCGATAATTGAAGCCAAACTTGAAGCTAAAGAAGACACATGATAATTTGAGACATATATTAAGGACTGAAACTGTAGCCAAACACCTGAGAAGGTGTGAATTTTCGTTTGTAGCCTATATTTATATGATATTCATAGATTTTACTCACAGAACTTGAGACCCTTACTACCCACCAACTTAAATGAGAACTTGAGACTCATTACTCACTATTACTGTACAGAACTTGAGACCCATACTACCCACCAACTTAAATGAGAACTTGAGACTTTTTTGGCAACAAGAAAAAGCTCCATTTAAGTAAAGAGTGTTTCAAGAGACCTAAGTTCGAGAACATGTCGAAGACGTGCCTTGAGCCCCTATTTTAGCCCTGTTTATATCAAAATTGCGTACTATACTTATAACTATACTTATATTTTAATCAATAAAATAACGCTTAATATATACATCTTTTAATTCTTTATATAACCCCCCTTAAACACGCCCGACTCTTAAAAATGTATGTTTTATACATCTTGACATTATAACCCTCTTAAAATGCTTTATATTACGTTATAACACTATTACCTCTATAACATAACTACATAAAAAAATAACATCTATATAATGTTATTCCATCACTTTTTCCACATATTCACAAACATAAAAAAATATCACACCATTTTTCGATGTGATATTTTAATTTAATTTATGTTATGCTTGTGCTTGTGCCGTTGCTTTTTCTTGTGCTTTGTATGCTATAACTTCATAATGTGCTAACACTTTTTGACCCTCTACGCTATTTTTATTATAACGCTTCACCCCCCCGTTTATCTCGACCATTTTGCGCCACATATCGTTATCGATACCCTCAATCACCGCATAACTCTGATATTTTTTTGACCCGTCTGAATTCAAACCCTTGCTACATGACTTGAACACATTAATGCCGTTCTTTTTTAATTCGTCGACCTCTGAATTGCTGAACGTAATCAATCTGATTTTATCTTTTACTATGTCAATGATAAAACCTTGACCGTCGCCAATCCCTAACGCTTTCGTCTTGATATGTTTTTGACGACCTTGAGGATCTTCCCATAATCCAATTGCAACATTTTGACGACCGCCCCCGTTGTTTGACTGTGTTTTGAAACCGCCCTTATTTTTGATTGATTGAATAAAATTGTTATTCATATCTTTTCCCTTATTATTAAATTACTATATTTATAAATACCTGTATATTCCTATCTATACATATCTGATATTTATATTTTAATTATATACTAATATACCCCCCTTGTGAAGGAAATGGGGGGGTACTTCCTACCCAGAGAATTGAGATAAACATAAGAAGGTGTACCTTTAATAATGATGTGATACTAATACAAAATCCTCTCTACTAACCTCAATCTAAAAAATCACATCACCCTCTTGACAAAAGGTGTACCTTTACTCTATAATGTAAATACTCGTATATACATACTCAAAGAAAGGTATTATGAACAAAACAACTAATAAAACTAAATCACTAAATACTAAATATAAGCCTAAATCTAAAACTCAACCTCAATCCGAAGAAGATGCAATTATTAAAGCCGTCTGTACGCTTGTAGCTCTGCTACTCGGTTTCTTCATCGCTAATTTGCTGGTATCCGCCGTCCCAGGACTATGGTTCTGGGTACTCATATTCTTCCTGCTTGGCGGATCTTGTCTCTTATAAACTATCTTATAAATTATAATTAAAATGAAAGGACACTATGAAAAAGACTACTAAACGAAAGATAACACTAGAACTAGAACCTACTGACCCTAAGCTTGTGCTTAAAACCATCTTAAAAACAGTATTCTTTATTATCTATTTATATGGACTGGTGACGATTACACCGCCTCTACTTGACGGGTTGTTCAGTGTTGACCTGTTTACATGGCTAAAACCTGTGGTTAATGCTGTGCTTATGTTGATTGTCTACGGCCCGTTGTTTGCTAGAATATTAGATATATTAGACAACTTGGGTGGAGAAAGGTAAATAAAGGTAAGTAATATGAGTGAAACTAAATATTATAAGTTGAAAAGTGACCTTCCGACCTTCAAGGCTGGTGATGTGTTCAAGATAAATTGGTCAGGACACCTTGAATATGTTAAAGGCGCACAAGAGGTGAAAAAAGGACAAGAGCTAATTGCATATACAAAGATGACTCTCGACAAATTTCCTACCATCTTAAAAGACTGGTTCGAAGAACTACCTGATTTCGATATCTATACGAAATGGCGAGCGGAAATCGGTGAGAAATATTGGTTTATTAGTGACGAGGGGGATGTATTTAGTGCGTACGAACTAGGGGCTAGCACAGATACTAATAGGTGGAATAGGGGGAATTATTACAAAACCGAAGGCGACACGAAGAAACATCAAAAATATCTTAAAGCGCTCAATATCTTGTTAGCTGATGCTAGTGGTGGTGAATATGTTGACGGTGGAGATAACTGGACGGCGGTTTATGACTGTTATAGAGGCATATATGATATATCTGACAATGTTGATGTTATAAGTGTTGGTAATAATATCTGGTTCCAAAATGTTGATGACATTGAGAACTCACTTAAAAAACATCGTGATGAGTGGAACATTGTAAGAGACTATAGAAGGAAAAAGAAATAATATGACTAAAGCTAAAACTAATACGAACTTGAGCGCTAGCGAGCACACGAGTGAAACGAATATTGAAGGCTTAGATGCAGAGTTAAAGATATTACCTCTTGATGATATATTCCCCGACCCAAATAACCCTCGTGTCCATACTGAAGACAATATTAAAGAGATTGCTGAGTCGATTAAAATGTTGGGCTTCAATAACCCTATTCAGGTCGTGCCGACTAGTGATGGTAAATACAAAATCGTAGCAGGGCATGGACGATATGAAGCGTTGAAATCGTTAGGAATTAAGGTCGTACCGTCTTTTATCTTGAAACACTTAGAAGGTGATGATGCAAGAGCCATGGCGGCGAATATTGCTGATAATGAGATTGCTCTGCACTCATTTTATGACGAAGAGAAGTTAGCTACTGCCTTAAATGAACTGCAAGAATTGTCTGAACAGCTAGTTGAGGCTAGTGGTATCGATATGGACAGGTTCTTAGACATTGCATACGGTAATTCGTTTACCGAGGAAGACTCATTTGAGCTTAATGACACGACTGTCTCGTCTTTTAAGCAGGATGTCAATGATATTAGTAGTGTTGATAATAATAATCCGACGAAATTCGATGACTTCATTAAAGAGAATATTCGCCCCAAAGATGTCTTTAAGGTCGGTAAGCTCGAACATCGTGTGATGTATGGTGATGCGAGCGATGCGGTTGATATGGAAATGTTAATGGGTGGTGGTGATATATCTGCGGACTTGTTGATTACCGACGCTAGGCCGCTAAACAAAGGTGAGAGGCGAGATAGCTATCGTGCCTACATGACTGAAGTGTTCGGTATTGCGAAGGAAATCTTAAATCGAAATGGTAAGAAGGGTGGTAATTTCTATGTTTTATACCCTAATGAGGTGACATTAGAAGTCTTAAACGCTCTAGAAGACGCTAAGATGTACCGTGAGCAAAATCTAGTCTGGGTAATGAACAATATGTTAGTCAGTGGTAAATACGATTACAGGTGGCTACATGAAAATATTGTCTTTGGGAAGAGTGGTGATGATGATGACTATAATCCTATCGTTCATCAAGACATTGCTTATGGCTTTACTGAGAAGAAACTTAAATCATGGAACAATGACAAGAGACAGCCGTCTGTGATACAAATTGACGCTAATTCGACCACTAAACCGCTAAAACTCGTTGGTTATTTCATTAAGAACCATTTAGAGGTGGGTGGGAATATCTTAGATTTGTTAGTCGGTAGTGGTACTGGTTTAATTGCTTCTGACCAACTACATCGTCATTATTTTGGTATTGATAATGATAGTGAAGCGATTTTAACTGCTTTGTGCCGATTTGCTCAAGATACTCGTTATGAACAACCAATCATCAACGAGAGAACTGGTGAAAATATCACTGAAAAAATAAAACAATTGTTGAAATAGTATGGTATTGTAAGGGTGAGGCAAATATCTAAGTTTCCCGATAGTGTTTGTCTTGTACCTTACATGACCAAAAAATAAACAATTGATGTAAATTCGAAGGGGGGCTAGTCAAAATGGTTCAAGCACGAAAAATCGTCTGTGTCGCTGTGGTTGATAACGACTTACAGCGACAGAACCTAATTCAATGTATTGAAATACTGAAAGGTACTCCAGTATTGACAAACAACACGACCGTACAAGTTTCTGTTGACTGTGAAAACGGTAAAAACAAGGAACAGGCGGAAAAGCTCATCGAGCTATTCGAACATTACTGGAGACATGATATTACTTTCTATACCTAGAAGACGACAGCTTATATTTAGTGTCTACTTCGCCTACAATGAAGACAGGGGGTGATAAAAAATTGTTGTGTCCCACCTTTTGTTTTTAGGGTGGGTGAAGTTTATTAGTTTTGTTTGTTTGCTTTTGTTTGTTTGTTGTTTTATAGAGAAAGGTGGTGATGTCTATAGTGTTTTGATGTTTTTGGTTGTCCTAAAATTGTCCCCCTGTGGTTTGCAGGGGGATTTTTAGGATTTTATAATTATTCAGACAACAATTGTTTATACACTTCATACGCTACTTGAGCCATCATGACTGGTGGGACGCTCATACCTTGTACATAGTTAGGTGAAGCGTCTAGGTAGTTGTAATCATGTGGAAAGCTAGATATATCGTCTAGCTCTTCTTTATACACCGTACGACACTCTAATGCGTCGTATAACATTGACGACGATGCAACTGTAAATGGCACCTTATCAAGAGCTAACTTCTTTGCACCTGCTAAAAACACCCCCATTGGACAGCCAGGTTTGGTTTCATGCCAATAGTTGATTTGTGTTGTGGTGTAAGGAAGTGTGCGAAGTGGTGTGCCAGAGCTTCTTCTTATCTGCCCAAAGGTGATTGGTGGCTCATTAAATGATAATTTAAGATGTTTGCCTAATCTATTTGCGACGAAAAACACCCGTCTTCGCATCTGTGGCAGGCCCATGTTTGTACCGTCGCATAAGAAGATGTCGATGTTATACCCCATCTTCTTGAAACGAGCCACGATAGCGTTGACATATTTAACTGCCTTACCTCTGATAATCCCCTCGACATTTTCTGCAATAACGACTTTTGGTTGCATCTTCTCAGCTACATCGAGAAAATCAAAGAATAGTTTGTCTAGTTCTTGTTTAGCTTGCCCCTCACGGAACTTCTTCTCAACCCCCCATGCTTTTTCACGAGAGCCTGCAAGTGAAAATGTGGAACAATTATGCACAGCTATGTTGTTGACAGTGTATGACTCATCGTCTTCTACGCTGATGTTATAAACGGTATAACTACCCTCTACCTTTGTTTTACCCTTAAAAGGCACCCAGATACACTTATCTATACAGATATAGTGCGGTTGAAGCGTGATGTACTTGTTGATTGGTATGCCGACATGGTCTTTTGTGATTTCTAGGTCGTTCACCTCTTTCCAGAGTGGTTCACTTAGTTTTTTAAGCTGAGACATTTCTCTTGTATAAAATGGGTGGTTGCCTGTGACTAGTATAGGTAGTGTCCCTTGAATATAAACAGAATAGACATCATCTGACTGTTTATTCATCGTGTCATACACTCGTCTAAATCTGCCCTTATGCGTCCAAACATAATCGCCAATCTGAATATCTTCGATTGACTTATACCCCTCTTTTGTTAATACTTGCGTACCAGCCACAAAACATGGTGGACTGCCGTCCAATACATCAACCGTTGGTAAATCATCTCTTTCCAATAAGTCTTTTACTGGACAGAGGAAGAACTGTTTAGGGTGATGATTTTCTTGATAAATACGAGCCATTTGTGGGTCGATATCATTAGCAGCTACCACATCGTACCCTGCTAGTTTATAACCCATAGATGACCCACCACCACAAGCAAAGGTCGACATCACGGTATGATGATGTGCTTTTACCCCCTTTGCTGGATAACCATCTTTTAAGTTCCAATCATAATTGAATTTCATACCTTTATCATAGCAGATAAAAAATAGTCTTGACATCTATATTTTATAATTGAAGCAGAAAGGAAAGGAATAACATTTATGGCTCTAACACTAGCTCCGAAGGACTCTGCCACCCCTATCACTAACGAAGAGTGTACCTCGCTAAAGAACAACACGGGGCTTGCTGTTGGTGACAATAAAAATAACTGCGAAGCCTTCAACTCTGATTTATTACCACTTATCAAACAAGAACTTGATGCAATCGAACACGGCAATAAGCCTATCTTCATGAACGAAGACTCAAAATGCCAAGATGGTGACCCAAATCCAACTATTGCTTCAATGCTCTCAAGAATCTACCGTGTCGCTCAAGCGATTGCTTGTAACCTCTGTACCTATGACCCTGCTCTTGTGACAAGGCTAAAGACAGGCAAAGCTAACCAAGTTTTATGGGGACAAGGGGTGAATAATCTACCTCTGTGGAAAAGTCTTGATACCACGGTGAATAAAGGCTCCTCTAACATCGCTACTGCTGATGCGGTAGCTGAGGCTATTCAGACTGTTTTACTTGGAACATTTCATCTGTGGAAAGACCATACAACCTTTGGCTATTATGCTGAGTCTTTAGACGATTTGAAAGAGCAAAACCAAACAACCCCACCACTAACTAACCACACAGCTTTAGTCTCACCAACTGAGGTTTATGTTTTTACTAATAATCAATGGAATAAAAGAGAAACTCTCAAAACCCCTGAGAACTTTGCTATTACGCATATTAACAGAGGTGCATATGCTGATAAGGAAATCTACTTCTTCTTCGACCCTACTAAATCTGTTGCTACATGGAACGTCTTAGACACAAACCTTGGTAATGTCCAAAGAGATATTGACACGATTAAGTCGATGCTAAATGTTGCTGTGTCTTCTGGTGATGAGAATCAGTATTTAATGATGACGAAGAGAACACTAGCTGAGGCTAAGGCTGTTCCACCAACTGCTGGCAAGACAACCATTGTCTTAATCACGGAGGAAGACCAATAAAATGAGTACTGGGCTTGCCATTAAGGCTTATACCAATATCATTTCTGGTGGTTATCACGGTGAGGAATATGGGGCGAGCCGTCAATATGCTGATTGGACTGATGTACCTCTAAATGGTTCAGTTGTTTCGTCATACCACTATCGTGACTCTGATTATGGCCTTAACCATAGGTCAACGAGAGTGACCGTCACTATCTTAGACAAGTGGACATCTGTATTAGAACCTGATAACTCATACACAATTACTGTCGACTCGTATCTACTAGGTATTGAAAGGGGCGATAGGCGAGGTTATGCAGGCCCTGTACCACGCTCTATTATGGTTAGACAGAACACCGTAGGCCCATGGCTACATCAATGGCCACGCACGACGACCAATGCTGTGACGACAATTTTCTCTGGTAATCTATCTATCGGACGAAAAGTCTGGCACCTCTACCCTGAAGGCACCCCAGGCCAAATGACTGAGTCGTCTACTGGTTCGATTTACTACCGAAATGTGGTCGCTGGTCATGAAGGCACCCCACCACCATCTATATATGTAGATGAGTTTTTCATGGGTATGAACTTCAAGAACACATTGCCTCGTAGGTTAAATCCACCTACTTTGAATAAAATTGTCCAAACCCCTGATATTTGTCTCTACCAAGCTAACGCTGGACTTAGGCTCACTATGGGGAATATTCCATCTAACGATAACGATGAACATACTGTGTTCTTACAAATCGCAGCCGATAGTAATTTTACTGCCCCAATCAACCTATACGCCAAGTCTAGACGAAGTGCTGATGGCACAACTTATTTCAACTTCCCTGATGCGAAATTAAAACCGAATACGACTTATTATTACCGTGCGATTTTGAACCAGCCAGACCGATATTTAACTGATTGGAAAGGCGGCGAATTTAAGACCATCCCTGTTATTCACCCTAGCGAGGCGGTTCCCCCGATAGATGATGATGTATGTAATAAACTAACAACTAATATCTTGGTAGAAAGGTAATCTAAGAATATGTATAGAGGACTACAAATCAAAAACCTGACCCAGATTATCTCTGGTGGCTATCGAGGTGAATATGTTGGCGTTACTGGTGATGGGCTAGAGTCTTGGACACCAACACCGCTTAATTCATCAATGTCTAGTGTTTATTACTACACCGACTCAGATAGTGGAAATAACAACAACTCTTCTCGTGTTTATGTGAAGGTAAGAGATGAGTGGACATCTACCATCAATCAAGCTGACAACTCAATTACGGTTAAGGTCACAACCTATTTAATAGAAGTCTCTCGTGGTAATATTATCGGCTTCCCAGGCACTGCCACTCGTGTAATGAAAGCGTTCCCAGATAAAGGAGGGGCTTTAGCTTGGACTGCCAGTGGCTCACCAAATGCTAACATCACTTATCTAAATGAGAATAATAAGGTTAAGCTCGCTGAGCGTACTTTTACCCTTGCCCCAGGAGAGGAGGCTGGCAAAGGTACGATTTACTATAAAAACTTCTTTGAAGGCCATGAAAACGATGCTCTGCCGTCTATCTATGTTGATGAGATGTGGATTGGTACACAATTTAGAAACACTCTAATTGGCAAACCAAAGCCCCCTACCTTGTCACTTAAACAACAGTCTTCTTCTAACTGTGAGACCTCAACTGCGGTGGTGAGTATCAAACAGACTGGATTTAATGATTATATGGCTTCATCTATCTTTGTAAGATATAGAACATCTGAAGGCCAATTCGGTGAGTATTTCAAGCTTGCCTCAACTGAAACGGCTGAATTGACAATCCCGAACCTTATGCCTAATACCTCTGTCGAGGTCGAGGCTTATTCTCTTGGTGATGGTAAAGAATCTGACCACCAGAAACTGACCTTTACAACCACCACTCGTCCAGTTGCTTCAGACATTAAACTAATCTCACAAGAATCTAACCCTGATGAAACGACCGTCCACGCTACGGTGAAGTTGACTAACCCTGATACTAGTGTGAAAAACTACGCTAGATATGGTTATAAAGGCAAAAGCCTGTTTGTTCCACTTCAACGACCTAAGGAAGGTTCGTTTGAGGCTAATGTACAGCCAGACGGCAGTGTTGTTGTTAATGGCACAACAAATAATGGTTGGGGTGAAAACTTGACTACCAACTCGCCAATTGAATTAAAGAAAGGCAAACAATATACCTTTTTGCTAGATGCTCCGTTCTTAGTGGAAATCCGTGGTAGGTTCGCATATAAAACCCCTACGCTTGGCAACCTTACCCCGAAAGAGTTTTATATTCCTGCTGGCAAGCTTTATACTGCCTATATTCCAGATGGCGATATAAACAATATCTCCCTCTATTTCTCATTTAGTGGTGAAAAAATCAGGCACCCATATACTTTTAACAACACTCGTTTCAAACTGACGATTAGTGAAGGCACAGCGGTTAATGATGCTATCTCTGATTATCATGAACAGTCTGTTGCTTTACCAAAAGGTGAAGGTCTATATAAATTAACTGATGATGTCTATGACGAAGTGAAAGTTGAAGGGGGTCGTATTAAACTCGTGAAGAGGGTAGGGAAGCTTGAACTTAGTGGTGAAGAAAACAGTATTACCCAATATTACATCACTAAGGCTGGCACTATTGGTTTTAAGTATAAAAATTCGACTGAAGAGAAAATCTTTGTTCAACAAGACTCTGTGGCTAATATCATCTGTTCGCATTTTAATGCAATCAATGAAGATGCTGTCTATACAACAAGAGAGAATAAGACTGGTGTGGCTATCTATGGCGGTCATAACAATTTTCCAAAATATTCTAATACTATGGGTTTTTGGTTCACCGCTTCAGATGCCCTTAATCTTGGCATCACCGATGTCGCTTCGTTCAAGAACTGGCTAAAATCTGAGAAGGCTAAAGGTACGCCCGTAACTGCCTACTATGAGATAAAAGACCCTGTGATTACCGATTTAGGGGCAGCTGAATATACTGATTTACAGCCTGTGATTGGCGGGTTGTCTCAAAATAGATATGAAGGCAAAAATCTTGTTAAATTCGATAAAAACTATGTCACTAATGGTGTCTCTGTTAAGACTAACGCCAATGGTCGTATCACCGAGGCTAAAGGCACAATGACTGCTGGTTGGACTACAATATCTGCTTTTTACGACAACGCTTTATTCCCTGCAGGAAAATATACTTTCTCTGTCGATAGGGGATTGAACCACACCCTGACCGTTGCAGGTAATTATGTCGTCGGTGGTGGGTATCTTAATATTAGCTTAAACGCTGGTCAGACCAAAGTGACCTTTACTGCTGACCGTCCGTTTAGAGCTACCCGTATTAGTCTTAGCGATGCTGTCGGTACAAATATCGACCTTGGTGCGTTCACTCCTAAATTATCATTTGGTGAAGAAATTACTGACGAACCATTTATTGGTGATGGTATTCTTGCTGGGTATAGAAATATGTTCGATGAGTTCTCTGGGCTTCCTGTGAATAAAAATGGACTGACCTTGGCCAATATCGATGGTGTATTGAGGCTTTCTGGCACGCCAGATAGTGATTGGGTGCAACTTGTTGGTCGAGATATTACAGGAATTTTAATTGGCAACAGAGCATATACAATTGCTCAATATAACAACCCAAACACTAAGTTCTATGTTGAGATTTCTGCTCATAAGAGAGACGGCAGCGGTTCTGATATAATTGGCAATAAAACCTCTAAAATCTATAACTTCACAGCTGACTTTACGAAATATGACAGGTATACTATGTCAATTATGTGTGGTAGGCAAAATGATAATACTGCCACACTTCCTTTATTTGGCAACTTTGGGCTTTACTATGGTACTTTTAACGAGAATAATCTGCCTGAATACTCACCGTATTTGACCCCTCTTACTTCCCCTCGCCCACAATCACCACAGAAGGTTGAAGGACTACAATTCTTAGACTCTTACCCTGTGACCCCAATAGCATTATCTTTTAATGATACTAGCACTTCAGTTGGTGTGACTCACACGAAGGAAAGTGGTGGCTATATCAAGAGCAACGGTACTATGTCTACAAACTGGACAACTCTCAATATTCAACGAATTAGCCTCGCCCCAGGCCTATATAGGTTAGAGCGAACTGCAACTGGCAATTTTAAGCTAAATGCCGACTCAAATACTGGTGGCAACCACACGCTCGCTTCTATTCTTAGCGGGGAGAAAAGCACCACTTTTGTTGTCGATAAGACAGAAACAGGGGTTTATTTCCCATACCTCTCGTACCCAGGATTTGCGTTTAATAATCTCATGAACAAGATTACTCTGTCTACTGCAAAATATAAGATTACTTTACACAATAAGAATATCTATGATGTAGCTGGTAATAACAGGAATAATAACGGTATCTCATCTTCAAGAAACGGTGACAACACTTGGTCGTTTAGTGGTGCTATGGGCAATACTGGCTGGGCAAATATTACTAATGCATCTAATTTCACCCCTATTCTTTACCCAGGTACTTATACATTTTCTATTGACCACCCACCTGTCGACTACAATGTCATATTGAAGCTACAAGGCGACTCAGGCCCGAAAGATGTGCCTATTTATCAGAACAATATGTCTACTACTTTTACTACAAATGTGCCATATAAATCTGCTTATGTCTTCCTTCAAGCCCCAGCTGGCACGGTGATTAACGATACCCAACGCTTCCAGCTTGAGAAAGGTGAAATTACTGCTAACCCGTCTGTCATGGCAACGCTCGATAATGCAAAGTGGATTGAACTTGGCAAAGACGGGGTATTAACAATCCCTAAACTTGATACCTCAAAAGAAGTGATTGTCCAATCTTACTCATCAAAAGACGGCGTGTGTTCGCCTATCAACAAACAAATTACCTTCTTCACCCCAACCCCGATTAACGCCCCTATCTTCTCTACCCCGAACCAAACAGATACAGGCAGTTGTATAAATGTGAACTTCCCATTTACTCAGCCAGATGGCAACCGTTTTAATGCAGTTAAACATCGTTATTCGTATCATGTAAATAATAGCGAGTGGAGTGAGTTTGTGAATACCACAGAGCTTATCGCAAGACTGTCTTGTGTTGCTTACGGCTCATATATCTGCGTGAGGGCTTACTCTGTTGGTGATGGGCTAAGAGGCGAAACTGGTGAAACCTGTCTCACGGTGTCTGCTAAGACACCAGATGATACCCCTTATAACGGCCCACTTTTAATTAACAATGTGTTATGTCAGAGTCTATCTAATCTTGCTGAACTCATCTGTGAAGAGTGGAATGCGATTAAGGAAGACGAGCGAGAAATCTACACTAACGATGAGCATAAACTGGCTTGTGATGGCGACCCAGAAGACCCTACCCTCTTCTCAATGCTCTCTCGCATTTATCGCTTCTATACTGCGATTAACTGTTTAATTTGTAGCGGACTTAACGATGACTTTAACATCTATAAACAGGGTGGGGCTGGAAAGGTCTTTATCGGTGGAAAATGGATTACGCCTGCAAAGAACTTCAATGATAAGGCTACCAACCCTCTCGTAACTGGTGGTGCGATTTATGATAAATTGCAGGAAGCAATCCAACCACTTTACAAATATTTCAAAACCTACGATTACCTAGTCTACTCTATCGACCATTTAGCAAGTAGTGAGGTAACACCGATTAAGGGTGACATGGCGCTCGCTAGAAATGTTGAATATACTTACGATGGCAAAAACTGGGTGAAAGGCAAAGCTCAAGACTTACATGACTTTGATATGGTTCATGTTAATAACGCTACGAACTATCAGTCTTTTAACGCCGATGCTAATGTTGTCAAAGTGTCTGCTGGCTCTGGGTGGTACTGGTATGGTAATACATGGAACCAATTGGACGCTTCTGTCTCAGATGCATATGATGACTTGTCTGAATATCTAAAATCCAATTTCGTATCGAGATTAGATAATAAAAGGAAGATAAAGTACGAAATACTTAATCGCAATATTGATGGTTCAGTCACCCAACCAGCCCCACGGGCTGCCGACCCTACCTCAAAGACAATCTACTTTATTACGGAGGAGATATAAAATATGGCAAACGGACAATTTATCTGTGAACTAATCGTTAATGTCAATGGCTCTGGCATCACTGCTCAGATGCACTACCGCCATAGGTCTGGTGGCTCATTTTCATATTATGACCAAAATTTCCCTGTCCCAACAATGACTATCGACGGTCAGGTCTTTCAAGATACGGCCTTCCAGAACTGGGTTAGAAGTGGAATACAAGTTGGCGATGTTCATACAACAAATTTTTATAAGGCCTGTGCAAATGGGGAAAGAACCGTCACATTTACTGCTGGTCGAGGGTATCGTAATGACTTTGAAGGCTCGTGGTCTAGGACTGTGACAATAAATACTGGCCCTACTACCCCTCAAAATCCGTATGCGGCTCTTATTTCTACCAAGTGGAACGAGGTGGTGATGAGAACCTCTGTCTCTAGCTGGGGGCAAACAGGTGCTGGTACCCCATGGCATGAAGGCTTTATTGCTGATAAGAATTCGACATTACAGAACCTTGGTGATACTTCTCGCACTGGTATGGGCTTAAAAACTGTCACCCGAGACTTGTCGACGGCCTTTACTTTTCCTGCTAATTCATACCCACTGGTTAGACGAGGCGGTCAGATTGAAATAAAGGGTTGTCTAGATTTTAAGCTAGCTTGCTACACAGATAATGCACATACTGGGAATGCTAGTTATGTTTCTAGTGGGATTTTCCATACCCCACCTGCACCGATTGATACTATCGAAGTTATAAAACAATCAAGAGTGTCTTTGACTGAGACTGCTGTCACGGTTGCGATTACTGGTGGAGATAAAACTAAAAACTACGATGCAAATGTCACGACTGAATATTCATATACGGTGAAAGACGGCACCCCTACTGAGTGGATTGCACTTCCTACCGCCAAAAAACCATGGGAAAAACAACAATTTGAGGTGAGGTTCCCCGCTGGCAAACAAGTTGAATTTAGGGCTAGACAAATTTATCAAAACCAAGAGTCAGAAATCAAAACCACTAACTTTGTTGTTTATAAACCATTGTCTGGTGTAAAGGTTAAAGATGTCGTCGTCGCAAAAGATACGATTAAAGGCACCGTAGAAATCGCAGACTTAGGCTCACCTGCTGAAGATTTCACTACGCTTGAAATGGGGGTGACGAAGAAGAATACTGGGTTATATGGGGCTAACCCTCGTATCATTGTTTCTACGAAGGTCAATGTGCCAAATAAGGCTACCGCCCTAACTCTCAGTAATTTTAATTCTGGAAAAATTGGTAATCCAGATTTTACAATCACATCAAATACGAAGTATTATCTAGGTGTTTATGCCTATAGCCCGGCTACTAAGTTTAACGCTCAGAGTGGCGATGATTGGTCAAACTCTGCTGGGTATCAAGAGGTTATTACTCTTCCAGAAACAACGGAAGTCAAATTCACCAATAATGAACTAGTGAATAATAAGGTGACGACGACCTTAACTGCTACGATTTTGTCGCTAGGTGGCGAAGCGTTAGAATTGACCCCACAATATCGATATTCTTCTGATTATGGGTCACATTGGTCTGAGTGGGGAAATTTAACCCCTAACCTACAATCGCAGAGTTTTACTATCCCTGATTTGCCGTTCGGGTCAACCATTTTTGTCGAGTCTAGGACAAAGAACTCAAAAGAGCAATTCTCTGCAACATCTACTTATCGATACATCACAAGTGATAGACCACCGATAATTGAAGAGTTCACTTATAGCTTTGATGAACTTAGAAGAAATAAAATTAAATTCCACTTAAAACTCTCATCTGTTTACGCATCTAATTCAATCATTAAAAATGCGACATTACGCCTTGACGGTAAAGAAATACGCCTACTAACAGACTCAGCTGCTATTGAAGCTAATGCAGAAGATAGTCTGTCGAATTATCGCCCAAATGCTGTCTTATCATATTATGTTTCAGTTAGTACTCGTGATGAAGTGTTTCAATCGTTAGAAGGCACAATCCAGATGCCTCGCCCGATTATCGGTGTGATAGTTTACCCTAACGGTGAGAAAAAACTAATCACAGATGTGGTGAGTTCTACTGGCCCAGGTCAATTTACCGACCGACTTGACAGGTCTTTTACAAAACTGATTAAAAGATAAACCTTTTATGGTATGATAGCGGTATACGACATCTAAACAAGGAAATATATCTTTATGGCAATTCGCCCAGAAGTACTACAAAAAATATTAAGTGATGCTGATAAAGCAGAACCAATCTCTGGAACTGTAAATGTTTACGACCCAGAGAACTACAACAAAATCCGTGCTAGACAAGAAGCTATGTCTAAGCTTAACGAAGTAGGTCGTGATGGCTACATGGAAGAACAAATCGGTGAAGGGGCGATTGAGTTTAACCCAAACGGTACACTCAAAAGCATTGCTCGTACTCAACCAAAGGTTATCGACCCTCGTCGCTTAACTGCTAACCGTTATGCAAAACAGACTGTCCCAGCTGGTACGCTTGGTCTTCGCCCAGGTACCGATATTCTATTCGCATTTGGTGGTGCTGTAATCCAAGCTTTTGAAAACACTACTTTGACCCCACAGGTAAAGGTTTACCGTTTTCACTACAATACCTCACTTCACGATTGGCAATTCGTGCGTGCTGAATTAGTCGAAGATAAATTCGCTTATTCAACCATGACCTCGTCTCTCGATGGTGCATCTGCTCTTCACCTTATTCATTTAATTGAAAATGATACTGTAAAAGACACCAATATCGACGGCGATAGCCTAGAAAAGGTCTTGACCAGTAAGGAAAAGAATAGTGGCGAAGGCTTGACTGACGAACCTGAAGAGGCACAAGAAGAACCAAAGAAGGACAAATAATGACTTCCGCCCCTAATGTCCCTATGGACGATGAAGCCTTGGCACGAACCGAAAATGGTAAGTTCCATATTCACCCTCTTGTAATCGTGGATGGCGAAATGGACTTTGGTAAATATAAACAGAAGACTCGTCGCATGATTTGTCAATCTGCTTATATGAATAAAGAAGGTCGAATTTCTATCTGCAAAAACCCATGCTTTACTGTTGTCGGCGAAGGGACTGGTGACCAAACCCAGATTATCGAGTGTGGTAAGTGCCGTACCCAATATGTTATTCGCAGGCAACACAACGCCCAAGGGAATACATTATTCTCTACCGCTGTATGGGCGATTGGTCGAAAGATTGGTGAAAAAGGTAGGCTATGGACAGACAGAAAAGACTGGTCAGACCATATTATCTTTGGCACAGAAAAAAATAAAACAAAATAATCTGTGCTATGATGTGCCTAGCAGTATCGACCCCTCTTAGCTAGTAATATTAACAACAACGAAAGGTAATAATATGGCAGAGAAAGTCTATACAAAGACTCTAGTGCTGAAAGTAGAAGGCGGCGATGTGACCTTTACGGGGGCTCGTGCTTACGCTATTCAGCGCCAACTTGATGACAATGGTGATTTAATCCACTTCACCGATAGCGTCAACAAGAAACAGACCAATTACTACAAGGTCAACGGCAACTCTTGCACATTTTGTCTTGTTGCTACTGTCACCGCAGGTGATGCAGCCCCAGCTGAAACCGACAAAATCAAGGCTGACGAAGAACTTGGTAAATGTGCTTAATAGGGTAAGGAGAATTAACCATCATGGCTAAAGAAGAAGAAGTTAAAACCCCTACCACTATTGAAGACACTGTTGAAAATACCGAAGAGGTAATTCAAGAAGTCGAAAATGCTGTTGAGGAACATATCGAAATGGCAAAAAGCGTCGATGAAATGATTGAGGAAGCCCTAGCGACTACCTCAAATGAAACTCAAGAGTATCTACGCAACCTCATCAAAAACGCAACTAAATAAGAACTGGAAGGACGATACAACACTTATGCTATTTAAGCTACATGACTTTATCGAAGGAGCAATCCCTCGCATGATTTATAAGACATCTGCCGATGGTAATAGTGTTGTTAATTCTCGTGTGACATTTATGCCAGGTGAGGTTTATGAGGCTGTGGATGACACCCTTATTCGTCTAATCAAAGGCGAGATTGGTGATGTCAGACAAAAGTCACTCTTAACAAGTGATTTGAAACAGACCTTAGAAACCAATGGTGTAGATTACACCGTGACTAAATGTGCTTCCTGTTCTGGTGCGAAGCCTTATGCGTTATACAACCCATTTAAGATTTTGGAGGAAAAATAAAATGACACTTCCGTCTGGGACAACAGCTTCTCGTGCCAAAGAAAACACTACCATGAGACAGAAGATTAAGTCTAAATGGGACAAAAAATGTCGTTATGAAGTGGGGACTAGTGAACCACTTCCAAGACAATTCAGTCTTGAAGGTGCCAACTTTTCATCATCTCTTAAAACAGAAGGTGAAAACTGGTGTCGCTTAATCGACGAAGGTGTGGTGGTAGACAACGGCTTCTTTACTGGCGAACCAATGGCTTATGCCGTTATTCGCAAAGGAGTGTTGAAGAAATGGTACGAAAGCTTAACTGATGACTTTGTCGGCACAATTGATAAAGACCACAATAGGTCTATTGACCTCGGATTGTTCACTAAGAAAGATTTACGCTTAGTTGAACTTGAAGATGGTCGATACGCAATCGATGTCAATGTAAAACTCGACCAAGAGCTATACGCCGTCAAAGATTTGTTAAAAATGAACAACCGTACTGCCTTATCAGTCGAAATGTTTGTTAATGCTGATGAATACGCCACCGCTGAAAAAGTGACTGGCGATGAGTCTCAAGGTAAATACCTTGTCCCTCTCATTGACGACCTTAAGATTGAAGGCTACGCTGTTTGTTTAGCCCCTAAATCTGCAAATTCCTACAAAGACGGTTTGCTGGAAAATGCAGGTTCAACCGATATTAACCTAATCAAGGAAAAAGAGTTTTCTATGAAGAAAAATGAAGAACTCAAAGCCCCTGCCCTCGAACAGGTCGACGCATCTGCAGGCCCAGATGTTGAGGTTACTACTGAGGTCGCTGAGACTGAAGCTGTGGAAACGCCAGCTGTCGAAGCTACTGAGGTTGAACCAGCCGAACCAGCCGAAGAGGCGGAACAAGAGGTAAAAGAAGAAGCTGTTTCTGAAGAAGAGGACAAACTCTCTGCAATCGAAGCAGAAATCAAGAACCTCAAAGCTGAAAACGCTTCTTTGAAAGAAGAAAATGCCGATTTGAAAGCCCAACTCACTGTAAAAGCAGAAAAAGCATTTGCCACCGAGGAACGCTTAACCAGTATTCTCGCTATGGCTGCTTCTGATGCCCCAACGGCTGATGAGGGTGGCAAAACGACACCTGAAGAAGAGAAAAATAAAACTGAGGAAGTAGATGCCTATACAGCTGCATTTGCTGAACTCAATAAGGAGCAATAAGCCAAATGAACCCAAATGAAATCTTCTCTGGCAAGAATGCCATCACCACCGATGAAGCAATGCAACTTGCAGCGTCAACCAACGCTATCGGTGCTGTTACCAAAGGTATTCAGCCAGATAACTCAAAATCTGTCATTAGCCACGCTAACGACGGTTCAGACCCACTTGTAGCCCGTCTTCTTAACAACGGTGTTGCAAATGAGACTGAAATCCTCATCGACCCATGTAAAACTGGTCGTGAAAAATATTACTTCCAGACCCCATTTGTCATTAACGACACTCTAGTCGGTAAAGACGATGCTGGTAGCACTTGTTGTGTTGGTACCCCAAGCCTTGAAGGCTCACGCTACAAGCTTGACCTACACGAACTCTGTGTGAAAGACTGCGTCAGCTCTTCTCTCGATGAAATGCTTGAAAGCGCTGTCTTCCAGAAATCACAAGACACTCGTGACCCATTTACTGAGTACGGCAAGTCTTTCGCAGCCAAGCGTGCTAAATTCGTAGCTCGTTATGCTAAGTTCATCTTCGACCGCAACCTCATCTTAGGTACCACTCAGACTAACGGTGATGCTCTCCGTCCATTTAACGGTCTGTTGTCTCGTCTTGCTGACGCTCGTACTCTCAAGATTGACGGTTCAGCTGGTGTCTTAGAGTCTATCATGATGGCTGACTGTCGCTTGATGGCTATGGGTCGTGAACTTGGTGGCTATGTTATCGCTATCAACCCAATCTTGATGCCAACTCTTCGCCAAGAAGTTCGCACCTACCTCAAAGCTGACCCGTTCTCTGACTGGAAGCTTGTAGGAAACACTGTTTCTTACCGTGGTATGCCAATCGTAGCTTCTCGCTTCGTCGATGTCGACCTTTCTGACAACACTACCTCAGTCTGGTTGATTGACCCAAGCAAGGTCGGTATCAAGACTGTTTACACCCCAACAGGCCCATACATCAAGCGTATCGACTCTCAAGACGACTGTGGCGGCCACTGTGTATCTATGCACCTTGCTGGTTCGACTGTTGTTACTGACTGGAACGGCTTAATCTTAATCAACAATGTTAAGCTTGCTTCTATCTGTGACAGCCTCGTCCTCAGCGGTCTTGATAATTATGTCAACTCTGGTGTCGTTGGTCAGCTTTACCCAAAGGCAACCCTCAACCCAAAGTTAGTCTAATTAGCTAGCTAAGAGTAAGAAAACACACAATTACAAAATCCCCCTTGCAATACAGGGGGATTTGTAATATTATAAACACAAGAAAAGCGATAGATGCCCACCCTTTATCGCTTTTTTTACGTCTTGATTAAATTGCCCATTGACATAAATCTTCATACAATGCATTTAATGCGTCATCAGACATACGACCAAAATTGGGGGTATCAAGACCGTATTTATTCATCATTTTGATACACTTCTGTCTCTTAATATTACGCTCAGTAGTAGCCTTTGTTACATAATCTCGATTAGTGGCTGATTTGCCCATTTCTGAAGCTCCACCATTTTTCATGCGAGCTACAACTGCTTGACGAATTCTAGCGTTAGGCTCAGCCCATTGCTTCTTAGCAGCGATTGAAGAGTTCGGGCGAGGCTTACCTTTAGGCCAGCTTGGCTTGGTTTTTCTCTTACCTAATGCACTCTGTTTTTTACTGAACTCTTCTTTAGACAGAGGTGGAAAATACAAAGATAGTGTAGGGTTAATATAGATTTTCGCTCCCTCCATGAACTCAGGAACTTCGGGATTATTGTCCACCATAGACCTGTACCATATCATCTACACTAGCGTCATTTTCGCCCCTCAAAATGCCTGACAAGACCAATGACCTAACCGCTAGACATAGTGAGTCTAATGCATCTGGAGACTGTCCTAGACGGCGTTTTATCTCTTTCTTCGCTTCAATCTTAATCTTCTGCCCTTGCTCTGAATTGCCTACTTCACGGATTTGTTTAATCAAATCATCATAATATTCTGGGGCAATAAACATCATCTGAGACTCACAGAGTTCTTTCAAATCTAAGTGCATCTCAGCACGCTTATTTAATGCCCACTTCGCATTGAAATCTGTTTCAGCTCGCCACTCGGTCGGCAATGAACCGAAAGCTACTGGCTCGATGTCTAGGTCAGGGGAAAGTCTTAGTAATGTCTCGTATAGCTGAACACCCATACCAATATCGATTGAGACTCTCTCTATTCCATATCTTTCAACTAATTTCAATACATCTAAACAGATATTAAGGGTCGTCATTGTATCGTCCCAAACTGGGTAGCGAGTTTTCATATCTTCTTGATAGTCTAATGACACCCAAATACGCTCTGGTGAGATGTTAAGGGTAACGATAGTGACGATGAGTGAGTCTGCACCTTTATATGCAGAGTCGATGCCCATAAATGATATTTTCTGTGATGGGGTAGGAAAAGCAGTTTTATCATAAACTGATGGTAATGTAGTGAAGAAACGATTGCCTGAATTATCTGGCGGGAATTCGCAGTTGCCTGTGTTTATAACATGACCGTTCCTACGAGCTACCCACTCACCAGATGGGACGGTAATGCAATAAACAGGCTTTCCCCAGTTAATCTCTTGTCTTTTTAGATATTGAGTAGTTCGTATATTTGTGGCATGGAGATAAACGTCATATAGAGTAGTTCCTGTCCTCATTACGGTAGAGAAAGAATATGTCCTTATGCCACATTGAGATGCAATAGCTTGCACAAAATCGACATTATCTTTGACCACACTACTATATCTCTTTGATGTTTTGCAACCGTCCCACTCCATAATCTCATCAAGAATAGTCTTAGCATCTTCTGAACCAATCTCCCACCCAAACCAGTCTGAAAGCGTTTTTGTGATTTTTGACGGAAGAGAAAAGGTGAACCTAGTATCGCCATCTTTCTGAATATAAATATTATACTCCACGCCAGAGTTATCAAGAATATGTTTTAAGCGTTCTATTTTTCGAGGTTTTCTCATCTCTATTCGCCAGCTTGTAAGCCCCTTTGGCTTGCCTTTGTATCGCCCAGTATATATATGCTCAATCGACCCATCTGCTTGGCACGCAATGGCAAGTCTGTCTAAATAGCTCACCCCTTTATTATTGTGGTTGACCCCCCCAGACAATATTCTGATATGCGACCCCTTTGGTAGGTTCTCTATCGTGTAGACTTTCTTTTCTGTCTTTCCTGTTTTTCTGCTGGTGTTATAAACATATTGACGATGACCTTTTGTAAATAACCACTCGTCTTTTGCAAAAGATGTCTTATAAATCGTTTCTGAAATATGTTCTATTTTATGTTGTACAGGTACAAAAGTTAATGTCTCATCTTTCTCAATTTGAGCTACAATGTCCCCCTCTTTGATGTCTTTAATAGATTTCCACCCCTCTGGGGTTAAACACTCTGTCTGCTCATCAACACAGGTCACAAAAGCCCTATATTCATTAGAATATGTCGGCATACCAGTAAGTTCCATTTGCCGTCTTGTCATACGCCCTTCAATAATTGCAGAAGAGTCGTTCATGTGGACGACAAATGTGGTAGGGTCGTCATAAAGGTCTCTAAAATGACCGTTAATCTGTGGGTTGCCCACGCAAAAACGCTTAGTATCGTTATTTTCCATGAAGAAACGAGAGGCAGTACGAAACCCGACTGGCGACATAATCTGAATTTCATCTAGCAATACCACATCACCACCGACACCGACCGCACCAGCAGCAGCGATGTCTGCACTCTTTTTTGTCTCATTAGTTGAGAACAATTTAATCGACCCACCTGATTTCCATGCCAAGGCTTCCTTTGAGGCTTGTGTTGCAAGACGCTGGACTTTTTTATTCACATCACCGTCATCATCTGTAATCACTAAACCATCTTGGATTTCTTTAGATGCAGAAGGTAGTAGCCCTACTACCTTTTCCTGAATAAGACCTGCTTTGTCTCTGGTCGCACCACCAATACGCACTTCCTTTCCACCTAAGGCAGCGTTGGCAATAGCGATGAACGCATTAAGAAATGAATTATGTGTTGGGATTAGACTCTCACCGACAAGATACATACCGTCTGAAGAGTCGACCATAATGCAATTGCCTTGCCCTGCATTTTCAACCTTCTCTACTTTAACAATACCAATCCTTTTTCTAGGGGCGGTCTGGAACCGCCTAAAACGAAAAGTAGGGATGTTATATGGTAATGAAAAGCTAATCTTATAATGCGTCTTCCGCCCAAAAAAGGTAGGTTTGACCTTACTATGGTCTATACCCATTACGGTTAGCATCTCTGCGAGGTCGTTAGCGACTCTTTCTGGGGACACTTTAACTGTGATGACCCCATGTCCATCTACTCTCCCTACTGTGTCAATTAGCCCAGCTAAGAGTAATTTTTGCTCTATCGTTGAAGCGTATTTATAAACATCTGGAATATGCTTACTGTTATAGCCACCGTATGCTTTAGTCATCTTCTTGCCGTCGGTGTCTATCGGCGCTCCCCCTAGCCAACATCCAAGCAGATACGGGTCAAAAGGCTGGTCGTTTGTGATGAACTTACAAGGTTCAGTGGTGTCGACAAAATAAGCGCTCTTCTTTACTCCGTCCAATTCTCTAGTCTCTACGATACGAGGTACCTTTGATTTTCCTAGATAAACTTGCCACTCATGATTAGCATGGGTATAAATCTCTTCACCATTGTCAAATACCACTTTGTAATTAACATCCATTTTAGGGGTTTTACTAACAACCACAGTTGGTTTACCAGAGGGGTGGAAAATAACATCCCCAGGCTCTAAATCCCCATGCTTCTTCCAGCCTTTTGTAGTGAGTACTGGGGTATCGTCATGACAGAGCTTGCCATAACGGGTGGGGGTGACCATTAAAACCGACCGGTATTTCTCAAAGTCCAGCCCGAATTTATCTGCTAGTTCTCGACTAAGCATCGCAGCCCCAACAAGTACTGCCTGAGTGAAAAATAACTTCGCCCCAGGTACGACTTCATCTGCCATAAGCTGTCCAATTTTTGCAAGTATCATCAACTCTTCATTTGAGTCGACTGAGATTTTACGATAGTCTGAGACATCTAAGATTTTGCCCTTGACCCAATCAACACGATTGGCCATATATTCTTTGTCGTTTTCGTGAGCTAATATCTCATCTCGTGTTCGTTCTACAACCATGATTAAAGCGTTTACCTTTTCCTTTTATACTTATTATACCCACTCTAAAAAATATTCTCAAGAACTGTGTTAGCATAAGACTAGTATCGACACCTTTTAATCCCAGAAGATTAAACAATAAGGAGTTCTCTTATATGGCGGAAAATATCACCACCGAGACTACTGCTACCCAGAAGGAAACGCAAGTAGCCACCGAGCATAAGGCAACCAACGCTGTTGTCGCTCGCAGATTAAAAGCTGTCCAAGACGCTGGCAATCTTACCCCAAAAATGCAACGAGGCTTTGACCGTTTGTCAGCTTCAATCGCAAACCAAGAATAATAATTATTAACATAAAGGAAAAACGAAAAACATGGCTAAATGTGACTCAAAAGGCTTCGTAATTCGACAAGACCAAATGGGTAAGTTGAAGAACGATGACATGATTGCCATCTCTGTACTTGACTCTCTCGCTTCATGTGCAAAGATTGACACTCGCAACAATACCGCAGCATCTAATGCTAACCTTAAAGGTGCTTTCTACAACGCAGCCAACACCCCTGTTGATGCTTTCGGCTGTAGCAAAAATACCTGCTACAATACTGGTACTTACCAAGGTGCCGTTGTGGCTAAAGCTGCTGTCACTATCGGTGACTTCAAAAAGACCTTTGATACTACCCTCTACGCAACTGGTATCATCACTGCTTATGTCTTGCTTCCAGATGGTGACCATAAGGTGACTATTAACTTAACTGACTACGCAGAAGGTGGTTGGGCTAACTTTGATGCTCTTTCAAAGACTGTCCACGCTACTAAGGGTGGTAATGGTTCATACCTCTACCCTGTCCAGTTCGACCTTTCAAAGGCCCCTACTGAAACTGGTACTGGCTGGACTCCATCGACTATCGGTGTTAAGGCTCGCTTCGTTATCGACGGCACTAATATCAAGGTCGGTGATTATGTTGGTGTCTCTTCTATCGCTTTCTACGAGAGCATTGAAGACCTCGAACTTAATCGCACTATCTTGCTCTCATGTCTTGATACCTTTGGCGACAGCCAATCGTTCGATGTGATTGAAGGTGCTTGTTCTACTTCTGAATATGACCCACAATCTGGTTCTATCACCTTTAACTTAACTGCTAACAAATGGTCTGAGAACCTCAAATACATCAACCCAACTCTTCGTAAGACTGATGATACTGAATTCGGTATTCTCAACATCGTCACCCGTACTGTTGGTAATGCTAAGACTATCAACCCTGAACTCGATGGCTACGGCTTCATCCAGCTCTCTGATATGGTCGAAAGCGACTGTGGTTATGTCTATATTCAGACCCCAGGTTGTGCTGGTAATTCTCGTGACCTCGTCCGTGTAAACAGTCCAATCCCAACCATCAACGCTACTACCGACTCTGACAAATTCCAGGTATTAACTTCAGACTATCTTGGCAATAAATCACTCGGTCTTATCTTGGTTGGCAAAGACTGGATTGGTCAAGAACTAAACATCATCTACCGCAAGAAGGTTACAGCTGAAGTTTGGGAAGTGACTAACGAATTCCGTGAATTCAATGTCTCCATCCTTGCTCCGTTCCGCAAGAAAGACGGCACTCGTGAGTGGCACCTTTATGAGAACGCTTTTGTGACGACTGTTCCAAACAACATTTCTCGTTCTGATGAAACTACTGTTGAGTTAGAATTCACCGTCGCAGCCGATGAAAACGGTGTCCGCAAGAAGATTGCAAAAATTACTGAAGCTTAATCAGGGTAAACAATAAGCAAAAGAGGTGTACTATGAGAAAAGAACGATGTGTGAATATCTGCCTTTTCTCATATACACTTTTTTAACGAGGAGAAAACCTATGAAGAAGAAAAAAAATAATAGTATCGACTGGTTCAAGGCGTTATTCTGGGGTGGCTTCCTAATCTTGAACATCAACTTCTGGCTGATTATTGGTCAGGCAGGATTATTGCTTCCTGCGATAATAATTTACCTGTTATCTATGGGCGTATTCATCGTCGCAGTCGTTGAGGAGGTAAAATGAGCTGGAAGCAAACAATCTACCCAAACCTAGATGATAAGAAGTTAGTTGTTTATTATCAAGGCAAACCGCTATTAGACTGGTTCTTGTGGTGTCTAGCTGTCGCACAGAGGACATTTAATGTCGCACCGTTCGCAGCATCTGCCCAAATTGCATGGAACTGGAACAACACAAAACACCAAGACCGTAATCTTCCAGATGGATGCTTTGTCCCAATCTGGTGGACTGGCGGAACTGGCAATTATGGTCATGTCGCTATCGCTAAGAGGTCTGGTAATTGGGTTCAAGTTTGGTCTAGCCCTTATCGCCATAAAGCATTTTTCGACTATTTTGAAGGCGAGCTAAATGCCACAATTGACAATATCTCTCGTATCTATGGTGTGAGCTATGCAGGCTGGACTGAAACGATGAATACGACAAGAGTTGTTGAGTGGGTCAATCCACCACAATTAAAACCTAACGAAGAAATCGCAGCCGAAGTCTGGCAGAACAAATGGGGTAACGGTCAAGACCGTATCAACCGTTTAACTAGTGCAGGCTACGACTGGAAAGCTGTTCAAGCTTTAATCGATAAAGGTGTAGGAAAACCTGTGGAACAACCTAAGGTTGAAGAGGTAAAACCTGTTGAACAACCTAAGGTGGAAGAGGTAAAACCTGTTGAACAACCTGTTGAACAACCTAAGGTGGAAGAGGTGAAGCCTGTTGAACAACCTGTTGAACAACCTAAAACTGAAGATAATAAATCTAAAAAGGAGGAAAAACCTATGGACAAGACCCCTGAACTTACTGACGACAAAATCAAACAATTTAATGATGCTTACCAAGCTTCACTCTCTCAAGCTAGTGGCATTATCGAAGAAGTCGGAAGTGGTTTCGATTTTAGCCAGAAAACTAAGATGATTGCTTATCTACTTGGTGATTTCTTGCTTCTTGCTGGTGCTATCACCCCACAAGTTATTCTTGCAATCATGAGCCTTAATGACAAGAATATGACCGCTTTCGGTACTGCCCTTGCAAGTATTCTAGCTACCCTTGGCTCTCAGATTCTACTCATTTTCAAACTAATGAAGAAGAAGAAATAACATGGTCATTGCGGTGGAAGATATTACAGCCTTCATCTCTGTAGTGGCTGGCGTGATTACGGGAGGGCTTGTAATCTTTAAGTTTGCAAGCTCTATCATGCAAAAGTGGGCATATAGCCTGCTTAAACCAGTCAACGACAAGATAGACGAGTCAAATCGAAATATAATGACTAGACTCGATGCGAACGCTGAAGAAATCAAACAGATGCAACTTGAACAATACAAAAACTTCTTAACTAGATACCTTGCTGACCTCGAACGAGGCGTGCAGTTATCAGAAATTGAACTTGAACGCTTCAATGACATCTATGCGAAATATGACGGCCTTGGCGGCAATTCATATGTCCATAGAAAAGCCGATATATTCAAAGCACAAGGCAAGTTATAAGATGAAATACCTAGGTTAAAACCCTAGGTATTTTTTATGAGATACAATATAAACATATGAGCGATTTAGTTAATACAATCCTTTCTACTGCGTCTGAACAGAAATCAAGGTCTAATCAACGCAAATCTACCGTTGTTCGTGTCTGTGGCGAAGAGCATAGTGCGACGACCCCACCTGCTGACGACCCAGCACATCCGCCTCAGTCTGCAACTATATATTTTTGTACTGACCCAGAAATGGCGTATCTTTCACAATGGCGATTTAAGTTAATCATCGGTGACCCGTTAGGCGATAACCATGACGCAAATGTCAACTGGGGTAGTCAACCAAATTATGGCTATCTTGGTGCGACACATGGCCCATGGAGTTCACTGAGTGAATTTTACAACGATACTTATGGTAAGGGTATCGATATGGATGGTGCCTTTGGCTACCAGTGTTGGGACTTAATTGAATACTTCATGTTTAATCAAGCTGGAGTGAACTTTGCGACTGGTGTGTCTGTCGGACTTGGGGATTGTTTCTCTGGGGTTTACTGGTCTTGGGCGAACACGGCAGCTAGAAACAAAATTACTGAAAGTGGTAAGTTCAAAGCTATCGCTGGTAATGGCGATATATTGCCAGGAGATGTTGTTGTCTGTGATTTAGGAACTGTAATGGGTGGTGAGTGTGGCAATACTAAGGTCGGTCATGTCGGTATTGCACTCGACGGTGTTGACTCTGCTATTTATAAACATCAAGGCAAAATAAATCTACTTGCACAAAACCAAGGTGGCTACCCGTATCGTCTTGGCGGAGCTCACGCTAATGTTATTCAGCTTCCAATATCGAAAATATTAGGGGTGTTTAGATACACAGGTAGTGATTATCTGCCAAATCCACCAGCTGGGTATAATGTTCCATAAAAATAATAATAAATTGAAAGAATATAATTAAGATATGGCAAGCATCTCAGTACAAGCAGTCCGCATCGAACCTTTATCAAGAGTATTCGATGAAAACAATGAAAAAATGAACGAGCTTATTACTCTTATTTCTGCTTTTTGCAATATCAACCCAGATAATTTAGGAACCGAAATTGGTCGTTTTGTTTCAAACAAAGCAGCGTATTGGAACTTAATTTGGCAAACACTTCGTATTATATCTAGTATCACTTGTTGGGATGACCACCCTGAAGATTTATTCTTGACCCAAACAAGGCTACAAACCTACCCTGTGAGAGTTGAACACTGTGAGTGTTTATGCAAATTATGCGATGAGGCTTTTGTAATTATTCCACTCGAATATGCCCCACATCCTGACCAATTCATGGTCTCGGCTAGGATTACTGGTATGATAAACGGTAAATTCGTTAGGAAAGAATTAGATATTATAGAATTGATGATGGGGTTCGACGAAGGCCGAGATAGACTCTATATCAGCAAACAAGTGTTTTATGACTTAATCAAGGCTGAAGATAAATGCTGTTCTTGCGAATATGACTTCACTGTGACTCTTGAATACAATGCTGGTTATGATATTTTGCCATCTGGATTATTGCCAATTATTTGTTATATCTTGAACAAACTCAATAAAGATGTGAACTCTGAAGACTGCCATGATAACATGACATCTACATCTGGTCTGCTTAAACGCAAGAAGGTCGGAAATGTCGAATACGAGTGGTCTACCCAAGACACTACTGCGTCTAAAACTGCGACCTTATATTCAGATTTGCATGACCTTGGTATGCTCGATGAAATCATGGCTATTTCAAGATGTTATTTAGCAACACAAGAGGAGGTATTAGGCGATGTCGTGTAAAAATTGTGGTAGTTCAAATAGAGTTAATAACCAAATCCCTGTGATTGAACCTGTTTCATACACACCAGAACAGGTGATTGGAAAATCTGATACAGATGCAAAAGTCCGTGTCCGATATTACGGTGGTGGAACAATGGCTAAAAAAGTAGCAAAATGTGCCACCTGTGGGGCGGCGAAAGGTGCATACGCTCGTGTCACCAATGAAATGATTATGTTCGCTTCAGATGATGCCCCTAATGGTATGTTTGAACAAATGGTTGAAGCAGGTCGTGATTACTGGGTCACTGAAAAACAAGCTGAGTATTTATTAGCCTTAACTTACACCAACCAAGCTGGGCAGGTTGTGAACAAATTCCAACAGGTAATTGACTAGAGCTTTACTGTCGTGCTATGTGTAGGTGTCTTTGCCTCGTTAGCACGATTTTTTATGCCGTCATAGATACAACGAATACAGGTGTTAAACTCAATCCCCAGTGCTAATGACACCACCCCAGCGAACACCTCAAATGACTTATGTAGGTTAATATCGCCAACTGCGTTGTTAAGCACATCTGCTGTTTCTTGAGCCAATACAAGCTTCAATGAGGCGTGTTTTAACAAACAACGACAGTCTTTCTGTGCTTCAGGAATTGTGTCAAATAGATAGCTCATCTCGGTGTCATATGCTTCATAAGCTAGTTCTCTAATCTTATGATAATGAGCAATCTTATCTGTTAAGTCTCTGATTAAATCCTCATCTAGCCCAGCATTTTCAATGTCTTTCTGAAGATATTGTATCTTCTCATAACAATGGTTAATAATCGCCATGTTATGTCCAATTTCAAATAGCCAGTCCATTAGCCATGGCCTCTTATCTAATTTGTAATCTTTTGTATCAAGAACTTTGTTTTCATCCATGGTTTCATTATAAAACAAAACAGACTTCTTCGACATATAATGAAAATATGAACGGTACGAAACCTATCAACAATGCCAGCAATCAAATCTCGATTATTCGGAAACAGGTATATAACAATATTCCGATGTTCGATGATGAAAAAATAGAAGCCCAGAACAAGTGGGTTAAGCTTTATGATTTAAGGTGTATTGACGGCGACCCAGGTGTCACTGCTCGTATTTATGAGTTGGAGAACGACCCAAACTATAAAAATCAAAATACGACATCGTACTACAACTTCAGTTTTGACTCTGCCCACCAAATGGTTAAGCCCCCTTATGATATTAAGGAAGGCGACTATGTTGCGTTCAAACAACAGACAGGCGATGAAATTAGTTTGTGGAAAATTGTAAAAAGGGAAACTGTCCAATTATTCCACAACTGTTGTGTATATATCATCACCTGTAACGCTACTACCCCTCGTGAATTAGAACGCCTAATGGAATGCGGTGTGTACACTGCTATTAGCGATGAAGAAGTTGAATTTTTAGGAAAGGTTGATTATGTCTAAAACTGTTGCACTTGCTGAAAAATTCATATGGAATAATCTGAGGATGTATCTTCTCACCCATAAAACCTGTTTGTTAGATAATCTACTAGCTGTCAAAATCCCTGAGTCATCAGCCCCGTCTGTTAGGTATGGTAATGACTTTGTCGCTGAAATGGACAAACACATTGGGCTAGGTTCATATGTGAATAACCAGCCTACTCAATTTTCAAGGCTTCCGTATATCACGGTGAATATTACCCCTATCGCTGGTGGCAGATGTAATACTCGTGTCGTGATAGGCTTTGAGATTGTTTACACTACTGATACCCCAACTCAAGCTGGACATAAACAAATCCCTGTGGGGAACTCTAGCGAGTCTGTCGCTTCGTTCAAGGCAAATATCATGAGTGCATTAGATGAACTGATGTACGATGCGACTGATGAAATTCATTATGGACAGGTCTCTTTCTTCGATGCTTTAAGGGGGAAAACAATAACCCACCCATTTAATGGTCAGACAAAAAAGTGGACATACGATATTTGGGGACAGGTCGATGATAGGGTCGATGTTTCTGAGGTTTATCAACTAAAAAGGGAAGACAGGTCATCTGCTATGTCTGTGTTCTCTGTTGTATATACAATGGATTTGAACAGGCTAAAAGGCCATGATGTTGATTGTGGCTGTTAGAAAGTAATTTCTAGTGGTTTGATATAAACAAATGATTTCTTGTCTAGTTGATTGCCAGTAATCTTTACCGTGTTTTTGCCAGGAACGATTTCAAAATACGGAATATTCGTGACTTTGGCATCAGGAATAATTGACCTTACATAATTCCACTCACCAACAGTTCCTGCTTTTCTTTGGTATAAACCAATGCCTACGCCAAAACCAGCTACAATCATTGTGTTCTTATCATAAGTGCCTTTGAGGGTGACGGTATCATTATTGACTGTGATGGTAGGATTAACGAAAACTCCTCTCAGCCTTATCTGAACTGCGGTGCTAGGAAGGTCGGTCATTGAACAAAATGAGATAGTTGTTTCATTAACAGCATCTCTATTTTTCAGTCGATACTTATCGCCCCATCCTGCATCATAACAGAAGAAGTTCTTCTCTAGCACACAGTCATATCTGATGTGAAATTGCTGAGGGCACCTTGCACCTAATAGATTAGTAATCTCTGTACGAGACCATGAACAAAGAGGTTTGTATTCTGCATCGACAGGCACCTCTGGCTCAACGGTGAAACATGGTAAACATCTATCTTTACCTGTGATGTCGCATCTAGCGTCTTCATAAGACCAACAATATTCATTATCGAAGTTGATAAAACGAGATGGGCAATACTGGGCAAGAAATGTCCTTGTCTTCCATGCGTAAACCCAATAACCGTCGATTAGCTCAAATGTCACAGATAATGTAATTTTATCTTCACCAATAGAAGCAATAGACTCATTAACTGACAACACACGAGCGTTAGCCCAGATAATCTCTCCACCATTTTGGACTGCCCATAATTTACCTGAACGGGCTAGCTGTCGTTTAATAAAGCGTGCATAACGAGGTTTGTCGCCACAGGCAATCTTCTTAAAATCAAAAGATAGTGTCGCATCAAATTGAGCAGCATTAAGTACCCCGTACTCGCCTAAATGCCCATAATAATTACCGTGTTGATGACTAGTATAAGGGGTCGATGTACCTTTGAAAGACGCTGTATAGGTCTGTTCCTGAATTTCACCAAATGGAATAGGAAGGTTATTGAATTGCAACAACCTCTTATATACCTTTAGCGATTTATTTACATCACTCATGCCTAAATTATACTATCGGTCAAAAGGGATGTTTTTTTCTTTCTGGTAGTTAGCAATTGCTACTAATAATTTTGATTTGTTGATGAACTTATCTACTGAAGACGCATCTTCTTTGATATATGTTCCGTATGGGGTTGGTGATAGCTGATAAAAGTTATTATTGATTGTCTTCCCCAAGATGATGTCGCTTGTTCTATCTATTAAGCCTAATACTTTATAGAACATTTCCGTTGAGTCTGTTTCATAGGTGTCGCTATACATATCTAATCGCCTGAACTCTGTAATTTTATTTTCAAGAGGGTTATAAGCGACGATAACACGATAAAATTTCTTCACTTGAAAGGTACTCCTTTTTATGTTCTTATTATAAGACACTTACCAAAAAGAAAAAAGAAACAACTATTCCAAAATTATAATAAAGGTATGGCATACACATCAAAATCTAAAATCAATCTAGGTAAATACACCCCAGGTTCAGGGTGGAAAGATTTTGATGAAGCATTAACTATCACCATGGGAAAATCAATGGCGTTTATGGAATTTAATGCTAGGCGCTGGGCGAAACAAACGCTTGAGGAATTAAAGAAAAATGTACCTGTCGACACAGGTAATTTACGAGACTCTATTGAAATTGAGGATGAATTGAACACAGAGGGGTATATCATTGTGGGTGTGAACGAACAAAAGCTTATCGGCCCAAAAAAGGTCGGTCGTGGCTCATTTGCTCGCAGAATCCCTGCGTTCAACTATGTGCCTTTTGCAGAGAAAAATGCAAGAGACACTAGCTTACGCTTCTTCGTTGAGAGAATATGGTTTGAAATAGCTAAACAAAAAGCAGAGGAGATTTTTAGATAATGTCAGAGTCTACATTTAACCCAAAGATTAAACTTGAAATCGACGCTACAAAGGCTGTCGACCAGCTTTCAAAGCTTGCTGATAATGTCAGTAGGTTAAAACGCATGATTGAGGAACAGAACCGTGACCATGTGGACATTAACACCGATGTTTTCAATAAAAAAGTCGATGACGCTAAGAAGAACTTAATCAGTCTTGGAAAATCCCTCACTTCGATGTCTAAGGACGCTACTGGGGCGACTAAAGCTGTTGGTGATGAATTAGATAAACTTCGTGCTAAAACCACCCAGAAGATTACTTTTGATGGGCTGATTACGGCCCTTGATAAACTAGCTAGCCGTATTGACCAAATCATTACTTCAAACATTAACGCTCTTCGTGAGTCGTTAAGAGGTGTGGCACGAGATGCTGAACATACTGTCACTACGATGAATAACCAGCATATTTCTCGTACTTTCAACCAGTTAAAGAAAACGATTGGTGAAGTCCGTGAAGAAGTTAAAGGGCTATCGAAAAACAAGGTTGAGGTAGATACCGCTGGTGCGACTGAAAACACAAAAATCCTTAAAAATGAAATCAGAGGGGTTCGTGACCAACTCGAAAATAAGAGGTTGAGCTTCCAAGATGACAAGGCGGTACAACAAATCACTAACCTTATTCGTCTCGTCGCTAAACTAAAAGAACAACTTGAAGACCTCTCTAAGAAGAGCCTCAATGTGAACATTACCAATGAAGGCTTCGCTCAGATGATTAAGAGCGTCAACAATATGTGGGATGTGCAAAATCAACAGATTAAACGCACCTCATATGAGGTTAAAAAACAAAAAATTGACTTCAAAGATTTACATAGTTCTGCTAAGGCTACTTCAAGGCAGATTGACGCTTTTGTTGGTGCAACTGCAAAAGGGACTAAAAACCTGTCCTTAATGAAAAAAGGCATGGTGTCTATAAAAAGTAGTGCTGATAAAACAAAAGACACTGGTGTCAAATTTTCTGAAAGACTACTTAAAGGCTTTTACGCTACTCGTGGTCTTGCTTCTGTCTTTGAACAGGCTCAGATGTTCTCATACCAAATCTGGCAAAATGTTGAAAACATGGGTAGGTCTCTACTTAATACCGCTATACCTGCCTTGAAGAAATTGAACGATAGTGGCTTTGAAATGGCTAATACCTTTGAGACTGCTCGAATTGGTTTTAAGCTATTCTTCCCAAATGATAACCCAGATACTCTATCTAAAGAAATCAAGAAGCGTGCTATCGACAATACCGCCTTTAACTCTGCTGACCTTGCTAAATACGCTGGCCAGTTTGCCCCAATCTCTAACGGCGACTCTAAGCTCGCTCTCGACGCACTTGAAGGTATTGCTGACCTCTTAATGGCTTCTGGCCAAGAGGTCTCTACTTACCTCGATAAAATTGTCACCAACACTATTCAGGTGGTGACTACTGGGAAAGCTACTGCTCGTGACTGGCGTGAGTTCACACAAAAGGTACCTGTGTTTGAAAAGATACTTAAATCTGTTCAACCTGACCTTGCTCAGCGTGTTAAAGACCCTAGTGCTGAAATCTCACAGTCTGATACGAAATATCTCTTGCAAGCGCTTCAGCTTGTTCACACGAAGTCTAGCATCTCTAATGTTTCAAAAGACTATGCACGCTCATACGCTGGTCTTAAACAACAAATGCAAGAAACTATTCAAACTACCATGGACGAAATTGTCACAGGGTCTGGTTTTTATGATGCTATAAAAAATGTCTTCAGAGAACAAGGCCGTATGTCTGATGCACTTAACTCGTTCATCAAACCGATTTATACGAAAATGTCTAAGTTCATCCGTTCTATCGACTTCGACAAGGTCGAACAGGTTGCAAGGGTTTTATTTAACGGTATTAGTGAAATCGGTAAAACTGCTGTTGACGCACTGCGTGAAATTACTGGTGGCTCCGATATTTACACAATCGCTAAAAAGGGTATTAGACTAATTGTCGAAATAATTAAGGGGTATATTGACGGGCTTAAAACGGCAGCGAATATTCTAAAAGGTGCCAGTAAGCTACTCAACATCCCGAATTTAAGCAGTGTTATCGGCTGGCTTGCCTCTCCTGCTGGTCGTGGCATTTCTCAAGCTTTCACAGGCTTAGCTGGTATTATTCAGAGTATTGCTAACGCCTCTACTCTACTTGAAAAAACAGCAATGGGAAAAACCTTCTTAAAAGGTGCAAACAAAGCATGGGACTTAACTAAATCATTTACTACTGAGGCTATCCATGCAAAATTCGGCTTTGACTATGCGTCAATCGCCAAAGCTGGCAAAATTGTCGGCAAGTCTGCTTCTGTACTGCTCAAAGGGGCAATTGTTTATTTTGTGAACGAAGCGGTCACTTCTATGGTTGCGACCTTTAGTGGTGGGGACAAAAACCTAACCACCCTTGCTGGTATTGCTACTGGCGGTATCGGTGGTGCTATGGCTGGTGGTTCTGTGTTCGGTGGGCTTGGGGCAGCAATCTGGGGTGTTGTTGGTGCAATGATTGGCGGGTTCCAAGGTGCAACTAAGGCTGCCGAGGAATTTGCTAGACGAGTTAAACAAGCCACCGAAGAAGCAAATCAAAAACGCAAAGATGCGTGGGACGCACACGCAAAACCTCTTACTGACCAAGTGTTTAAGGCTCTTCAAGCGGCTGGACATGGTATCGACACTAATAGTGCTGTTGGTAAATTTGCCTATAATCAGGTGAAGGAATACTTCAGACAGGGTGGTAATAGTCTTGAACAAGCTATGGACATCGCTAGAAAACAATACCGTTCAAAACTGGTCAACAGCAAGCTTGACGAATATACAGAAAGCAACGAATTCCGAGCCCTTGGCAACACTGGTAATATCTTCAAATACAAAGGCACTGAGCTTACTCAATCACAACGAGACCGTCGTGACAAATTAGCTGAACTCTTAAAGCTCTATAACCTAAACGGCGACAGCTCTACCTATAGTTACGACGATAAATCTAATGAAGAAATCGTTTCTGATTACTTTAAGGGCACCCCGATGACAGAAGAACAGGTCACTGCTCTTCTTAAAAATGAAGGTACACAACTTGATGCCACAAGACAAATCGTCAACTGGAATATTCCAGATGCTATTACTAAGCTTGGAGCAAAAATAGACACATCTCTTGTTGACAGGCAAAACTCTATCAACGGCAAAATCGGCGAAACAGGTGACAAGATTGTTAATAGCTTCAAGGACGCATTGTTAATGCGTGATTACGACGCTGTAATTAAAAACAATCAAGAATTGATGCAAAAAACAGAGAAAGAGGACTGGTGGACTGGCAAGAAGAGTTTTCAATTGATGCCAACTGATGGCGGTGAACCGTTTACTGTCGAAACAAGAGGCGGTCATATGGTCGGCGATGACGCTACAAGAGAAAAAATCACTAAGCTCAAAGAAGATTATATGGGCTTCAGAGACAGGGTTAGCAAACAACCTGAGTCTGATTATCAAAAAGATTTATTAAAGAAAATCGATAATGCTATCAAGTTCCTTGCTTCTCTTGACGGGTCTATGGGTGAAGCTGTTGAAAATAATTCATTATTCCCAAACTGGAAAGATGCGGCCCCATCATGGGGTGGTGGAAACTTAAGGCGATATGTAGGGATTGGTTTCCCACGAAAATTCGCTGGTGGCCCTGTTGGTGTCGATACTGTGCCTGTAATGGCTCAGCGTGGTGAATTTGTTGTGAGGAAGAGTGTAGTCGACAAGGTCGGCTTGCCTGCAATGTCTGCTCTTAACTTAGGTGATACCAAACTTGCCTCTTCTCTTATGGGAAGGCCTAATACTGTTTCTGATAATCACGCTCGTACCTATAACGACACGACAAATAATAACCATCGTAGCGTTAGACAGTTTATTAAGATTATCAACAAAAATAATTCTGGTGCTGGCAATTCATACCGAAGGCTCGGTGCGAGAGCGGCACTCGGTGCTATCTACTAACCATATTTTGGTATACCAGTATCAGGTACATAAATCGGGGTGCGTTTGTCAATCGTCTCTGCGTCCATAGCATCGTTATAATTTGTATTGCCATACTCTGGGTATAATGTTCCAAGCTCAGAACTTGTTGTGACATCAGGCGTTTTGGCTTTTTCGTGCAATTTATATGCCATTTCTTGATTGGTATTTGGACGAAGTTCTTTATCAAGGGTGATTGTCGCTACTTCATTTAATTCAGGGTCAAAAGAAATAATCCTCTGGGTGATGTAAAAACACTCATCAACATGAGCAATGGTAATCTCTGTTGGCTCGCCACACTCATCCACACGAGACACTTTCTTATCATAAAGAAAACGCACTCTCTTCCCTACCATATCGACTGCTGGAAGAGCCGTTGTGTTAAATTGATACTGCCATTGTGGGCGTTGTGCTTTCAAGAACCTGATTGCCCTATTATAAGCACGCTTGGTAATCTCGATACGGTCTGCGTCGGTGATTTCTAACTCGACTTTCTTGTCGTTCTCATCTGTGTATTCTAGGTCAGGAATCGGGTAAAGGTCAGAAAAATTATACACAGTATGATATACTGCCCCGTTATCTTTCCCTAACTGCTCAAGGTCAGTCACATAATACTCACGGTTCTCGTTATTCGCCATGACAGGGATGTCAATGTTCTCATAGACTTTCTCGTTATTGATTTTCTTATGTGTTTTATTGTCATAAACCGCATCAGGCTGAAGGTTGATATTGAACTCATATTTCTCTACTGGGAACAATGGGTCTTCAAGCGTGGCTTTATTCTCATAAATCTCTTTAAGGGTTAAATGTAATACACCTTCTCCCACATCGCCACAAAACACCGCAGCACGGTTGAAATGGTCTGTTAAGTCTTGTGAACATACTGGGTCGCCTAACATTGTGATAAGTGAAATGTCTTTAGCTGGATTAAAATCACACTCTTCAAGGTCATAGTCTAAAACATTTTGTGAGACGATGATTGAATAATCACACTCATCTTGGAAGTTAGAAATCTTCACCCCATCACCAAAATTACCATTGGTCGGTTCGTACCACATCTCATGACCAGAAATAGTACCTAAGAAATGTAGGTCTTTGGTGTTCTTCATAATTTCTGCTAAGGCCTCTAACTTATTAGTCGATGAGAAGTTCATCTCAAGCTTTGTGTTATACGCATAAGCGTCCATCTCAATCGTTACAGGGATTTCTTGTGGAACATATAATCTTTCTACTGGCGATAAGACATCAGGATTTGCTTGTATATGTCTAGTGGCTGTGCCGATTGGAAGAATTGGGTAATCTTTGTTCACGGTGAGATTGGTCAAATACCCAATCTGTCTCAATACCTGTTCATTTTTAACATAGTCATCAGGGAAGCTCAGTTTAGCGACATTTTCTACACAATGCCCGAGTGGCATATCTTTTACAATAAGATTGATTGGCATGAGCCATTGTTTCATTTCTGCCATACGGTGAACAAGAGATAAGGTTGCAATCTCGTCTTCGTAATTAACTTCAATTGACTCTACGATACAAGCCATACCGTACTTACGCTTGTTATTGACCATGACAGATATCAACACACGATAATTATTCAAATTAGTCACAGGGATGCCTTTATCGTCTTTTGGTAAGTCTTCAATAGGAATAGTGATTGAAGCGGTCGGGACATCGTCTAAAGCCTGTGTAATGGTCAACCCATTGCCAACCAGTCTTGTCCCTCGGCAGACTTCTTCGTATTTAATCTTATACCCAGCATAGGTCTCACTATCTAAGACTTTTTTCTGGAATATATAATAAACTGAACTTCTTGTCATCTTGACTTAATTATATGCTGAAATTGATTGGTATAATTATATTATTATGGTACGAGTTGAAATATCTTATCGTGACGATACTGGGAATAATGCTTGGTTAGACATTACACAGTCATTAGCTAAACAATTCTCTGCTGGCTTGCCGAGTGGCTTTGGCAAGGAAGACTACGGTATTTACCCAGATAAAACTGCCAAAGACCATGAGTCTGGCCACTGGTATGACCTGCGTATGTGTATTTATGACGCTGTACAAGACGCTAAGGCACAGTTAGAAATTGCTAAACAAAATACTTCTTCTAGTTCATCTGGGGCGAATAATGTCGAACTTGCAGAGAAAAAACTAGCCAGTCTTAAAAACTTCTTTGATGGACGAGCACACGCAATCAAGATAACCGATACTGAAAGCAAAACAAATAGTAATTTAGGTGTGAATATCAGGGTATTGATGGAATACCGATATACATCACGAAACGCATAGAAAAAGAGATGTTCAGGGTGAAAAACATCTCTCTTTCCAAACAAATATATGGAGCACGAGGTGAGAGTCGAACTCACTAATGTAGCTTTTGCAGAGCTATCTCTAACCGTTTGAGTTCTCATGCGTTTCTGATACTACAATAACATATCAGCCATCTCTTGTAAATCTATTTCATTTTGCCTTCGGGTGGACTCATCCACCCCATTTTTTTGCATATTAAGTGCATCTTCTAGACTAATGAATTTTACCGCCCAACGGTCTGTCGGGAGGACTCTCTTCTTTGCTCGTTCCTTTGGAGACATCATCTCATACGACTCTCTCGCATGAATATTTGCATACTCACCATAAGCCACCATCAACTCTTCCACTGTCCACTCGGTCAATATTTGGTAGGGTCTTAACCCTAGCTCTTTCGCTACGAAATGAGCCATAGCTGACCAGATGTTTAGACTCGCATTATATTTTAATTTTGCGTCTGGGCTACTGGTGCGGTTGAGGTTTTCTGCATAGATTCTAAAAAATTGCTAGTCTCGTTAATGATGTTTGGCTCGTTCTCGATTAACTGTACAAGGAATGTGAATAATTCTCGTGCGTGTTCTAGACGCTCTTTTCTTTCACCAAGAACAAGTGAAGCTAACTCTAAAATATCTTCAGTATGGTTGATGAAAACTTCACCAACATGAGCTTGCAACATCTTCGCTGAATACCCTTCTTCGGTCAAAACACCGATGTCTGTTAAAATCGTCAACAGAATAGATGATACCTTTGTACGATAAAGAGGTTTGACCCGTTTGTTTTTATAATGGAGCGTGCCAGTATATATCTTTCTCTCTGGGTCATAGTCGAGCATACTTTGGTCTGTGGCTGAAATTTCTTCAGGCATATATTCATACACAATCGTGTAATCGCCATTTGTTGGATGAAGATTATTTGGGTCGCCGACTACTGAGACATTATTGCTCTTCGGGTCGATAGATATAGCTGGGCTGTCCTGCATATTGTTATCAATCGCTTGAGCCATCTGTGCTAACTGTTCATTACTTAATTCAGGTGTCATATTATAGAAGTTCCTTTTAATTATTTCTTATCGTTATTATAGCTTGTGTTTTTCTTTTTAGCTTCAGTTTCAACATCAGTGTTAGGATTGACTGACTTCTTAGTCATCAACTTTGTCTCTTTAGCCAGCTTAGCAGCGTCTGCAATCTGTTTCTCAGCTTCAGCACGGGTCTTCTCAATATCTGCTTGAGCTTTCTTATCTAATAATTCATACTCACGGAATTTGACTTCCCCCTTAACCCCTGAAGCACGACAAATATAATCTGATAACTGATGTGAATATCTCTGTTGGAACGGACGAATTGTCTTGTCCATGGTGAACTCAAGCATTGAAGACATACCTGTATTCCAGCCAGATGACTTACCACCGACGAGCAATGAGTGAATACCATAAATATCTGCCACCACATCTTTTGCATCGTTATAAATACCTAAGTAATCTGGCAACCTAACTGTGCCTTCGAGCTTTTTAATTTCTTCAATCTGGTCTTTACGCACGATAGACATACGAGTCTTCTGAGACTTCTTCATCTTCTCAGCAAGACGCTTAGCAGCTTCCATTTGTTTATCTGAAGCGGTCTTGACCATCTTCTTATCGAGAGCTCCTCTAACTGATTGTTCAGTAGTTTGCTGTGATAATAATGAGGTTAATGATTGCCCTGCAGATAGGCCTGCTTTTAGATACATGATATAGTCTGAACCATCATTAAGGATTTCATCACGGAAGTTCTTGATAAGGTCGATTAAGAGATGTGTTCTTAATTTATCGTATGATAACGGTGAACGGCCATAATCTCCGTCATTTGAATTACGCAAGTGGCAGAAGTTCTCTGGCTCAATATAAACACTATTCGCACGAGCTAATGTATCTGGGTCGTTATTATCAGCAATGATATATGAACCGTCTGCAGCGACTTTCAACATCTTCTGTTTAATCACTTCTTCAAGAGTGTATTTATTACCATTTAAGACAAAGGTGCGTTCGGTTTCATCTTTCTCAACCTTAAATCCTTTATCGAGATTAACCTCATAAAAAGCTAGTGATTTTAAGCCAGGAATAACCTCAACCCGACCGTTTACTTGAGTAGTGAGTGGTAGTTTCCAAATCCTTAATTGCTGTGGCATGACTGAATAAAAATCACCTAAAGATAAACGAATACCAGAATAACCATACATCAATGAATTCTTCACAGAGTCTGCAATAATGTCTTGGTTGGTCTGACCCATAGCGTTCTTCTTCTGAAGCCACTCATCTAATTTTTTCTGATTGTATGGGTCTTTAGCCTCTAACCCTGCACCGATGATTAACTGGGTATAGAACGAGACAACGAAATTAACTGCTGGAAGATTGTCAACTAGATATTCAATTGAATATACTGCTAGCCTCTGTTGTTTACTGGTGGCTGGGACACAGGTCATATCACCACACATTGAGGCAATGAGCTGTTCCATCATTTCATCAGCTACATGGTCGTTTACATAATCACCTTGTGAGGCATGAGCCCCATAGACGCTGTCAAAATCTTCTTGTTTTGTGTTATTTTCTTCCATACTACTCTCTTAAGCTTATTTGTTTTTATTATAACATTTCGCTTTTTTCTAGAATTTTACTGGTTTTTGTCGTTTTTTCTTCAATTTTTCAGCATTTTTACGAATTATAAACTCTTCATAAGTTTCTTCAATCTGCATCTTTGAATAGCCGTTCTTTAATAAATGTTCGATTGTCTCAACTGCTTTCTCTTTTCCTCTACATACATATACAGGTATTTTTGCACGCTCTAATAGATTAGCCCAGTACATCTGGGTTGGTGATACTACGCCTTTTTCTTTCCGCTTCATCTCAATCCCCACCAGCCCCTGCTCGAACACTACGAACAAATCTGGTATGCCAGACTTCACGCCCATTTCTTTAGCTCTGGTCTTCTGGCTCCATGAGTTTGTCCACATTTCGTTATTGGTGTGCCAGTAGGGAATTCTTTGTTCATCTAAGTATTCTACGAACGAAATTTGTTCAGTATCTTCGCTCGGATTGGACGGGTCGTTATCGACCTTTGCTCGTCTTTTATAAGTTCCAGGATAGTATCTCATAGTCCAATTATACCAGTTTTATTCGGTTTTATTACAAAATATTTGTGCAAAATGTCAATACTAAAAAGATATTGACAATGTCATACGCAATGATATATAATATGTAATATATAAACATAAAATGAAGGGCTAAAACGACTATGATTGCCGATAAAGACCATAAACATTTTCTCAATTCTATAAGCAATAATATCGACCTATTTATTGCTCATGCAGTTAAAAATAGCGTAGCGAGAAGAATTGTTAAATATGTATATAACTATGAGGTACAAAGCACCTCTGTAATACCTCTACACCTCTCTAATAAAGAGTTAGCAAAAGAGCTTAATGTCTCTGAGACAACAATAAAAACTGCACTCTCTTGTGCTAAGGTCTCTGGACTAATTACGGTTATAGGATTAGGGGCTTGTCGCTTAATCTCTCTTAACACTAAGACTATTTGTGAAATCAGAGATAAAATCTTCTCTCTCTAAATAACAGAGGTAAAACTCAACTTGGCAACCAAAATCTAATGTGCTAATAATCAAACCAATCATTAAATAAGGAATAAACATCTATGGGCGACATCTCGTTACAAGGTATGACAAAAAAACAATACAACACACTGGTAACCGAGGTTATTGGTCTCTCTACTACTAGTGACCAAACAAGGAAACTGCTTCTATACTTCTATAAATTCAGCAAAACGGCATCGCCTTATGTGGGTATAAGGCCTAAAAATAAATACTTAGCAGAGCATTTAGACATGAAGCTAAAGTCATTAGAAATTTGTCTTTATCTAGCAAAAAAGACAGGACTTCTAATTGTAAATGGTCGTGGTGGACAACGAGAGTTCAAATTCAACCATGAGCTTTTAGAACAAAAAATGATGTTGTTATTACAACAAAGGACATCCAACGAGCCTGTGGAAAACCCTGTGGAAAACTCTAAAAAACTCGCCCAAAAGTTTAGTGTTGGCTTAGTGTTAAATTCGAGTTCGTTTAGTGTTCATTTAGTGTTAAATAAGTGTTCAGATGCCCAAATTACCCCTGTTATTTCGGGGTCTAATGAAAATGAAAATGACAATGAAATATTTAAATTAAATAACGAAAATTCGTTTTGTCTTAGTCAAAATCTGAATTTGAATAAAGCTTTAGAAAATGCCATACAAAGTTTGTCATGTTTATGTGACTCGCTACGCTCGTCACATTGTGAGCCGACTAAAGTCGTCTCACATGATTTCAGTTTTTCTGATAAATCAAATTTGGAACAAATGTCAATTTTCGATTATCTGCCTAATGAGGCTAACGCTAATACTGTCCCTAAGGGATTAGAGGCTAACGCTATTAGTGTCAAACTTAATCAAGGAGATGAACTTTCTTTGTTTAATGGGAAAGTCGGCGTAGCCGACGTAAATATAACTGAAGGAGTTTGTTCCGCCCCCGCCAACCACGGCGACTCGACCCACGCCCCAGCTAAAATATACGCTGTGGCTTCACCAGAGCCTCGTGAAGCCCTGTGTACTATCAAAGATGAGTGTCTTATCGTTTCAGGAAATAACACGCCTCACAGCGCCTCTCATGACCTCACACAAAATCCACCCCTGTCAAAATCTTCAGTTTCTGGCATAAAATCAGGGGAAAGACTGAGAAAACGCCCAGCTTCTACCTCTTCAGTTCCGTTCTCTACCCCTGTTAGAGCTGATAACCTTGAACTGAAGAAGAAACAAACTCGTGCAGACTATGCTGAAGCGAACAATCTTCTCAAGCAGCTTCAACCTTACCTTGGCAATTTTCAAATCACCAAACGCCTTGTGTCTAGTGCGAAAAACATGATTGAAATCTTTACCTCTGAAAAAATCTTTAACGCTTTGGCGGCTTATCTGAACGCTAAATGGGTTACCGACCCAAACATCTACAGCTTCTTATCTGAAGAAACCCTTGGTCGTTTTGCTACGGTAGTTGAAAAGCCAAAGGAGAACCCTTACGCCGATTACCCTGATAATCGACTTCCGTTCCAGAAAGAGATTGATGAAGACCTCATTAACGATGGCTTGATGCCAAGCTACATGAACAAAGAGTTGGCAATGAAGTACGATATCTACGATTTGCTCTATGACGAAAACGGCAACCCACACCGATATCGTGACCCTCACACCCCTGAACATGACCAATGGTTAATTGACCATGTGCATGAAAGGCCGAGCCTGTTAGACTATTACGACCCTGAGTATAAGACGATTATTCACGCCCCTGGCAGCCCTGAATACGAAAAGCGTAAGCGTCAAATTGACAAAAAAAATGCACACATTGCTGAACTAAGAAAAATTGTAGGATTGGAAGTCTAGGGGGGTACCAATTGCCTATTCACAAAGACTAAAAATATGTTGTAATATGGACGGAAAAACCGAACAAAACTATGGATGATAAAGAACGAATTAAAACATTAGTGAAATGGGAAAAAGATGACATTGAGTGGAATAAACGACTGATTTGTGTACTAGAAAAACACAAACGAAATGCGTCAAATAAAGGTTGGGTCTCGGCAACACGCTTAATAAATGATATTATCGAAACAACAAACAAGTCGATACTCAAATCAAAAATGCGTATTCGACAAATATTAAAGGGTGAATAAACGAAATGGAAAGTGCGGTCAATGGCAATGACAACAACAACATTGATGAGGTAAAAAATGTTGTTTTCACAAATCAACTAAATCAACAACAACCAAGAAGGCGTAATAAATCACGCACTCGTGTCGAAAGGCAGATGGACAGTATTCGTGACCTATCTGCGAACGAGCGTGAGCAAATCCTTGATAAACTGATTGACGACTCTGTCGATGACGAGGTGGAAGCGAAAGCGAAAGCTGAACTCGTCAATCCATCAGATTATATGGAGGGGGCGTTACAAAGGATTAAAAATTGGGGGCAACGAGTAGGTTTATCTTCTGGGTACCATGCAATAGATAGGATGACGATGGGTTTTGCCCCTGGCGAGTTGACGATTGTAGCGGGTGCTACCTCTCAGGGAAAATGTGAAGCTAAGGGGACTAAAATTCTCATGGCAGACGGTACTCTCAAAAAGATTGAAGATATCGAAATCGGTGACTATGTGCAGTCTGAACATGGGGCGAATAAGGTGATTGGCAAACATAACGGTTTTGCTAAGATGTATAAAATTATTCCACAGCATGGAGAACCTTTCTGTGTTAGCCAAGACCACATAATGACTTGTATGCGTAATCGTGCAAAACGAACGACCATTAACGGGAAAAGGGTACATCAAAAAATTGAATATAATCTTGTCGATATAAAAATTGAAGATTTGTTCAACAAACACAAACGCCCAAATGGGACTTATCAGAAGTACCAACTCTATCGCCCAGAAATTACTACTTATACAGAAAAATCTTTACCTATTCCGCCATACATTTTAGGGTTGTGGTTAGGCGACGGCCATGCAACATCTTCTATGATTACTAATGGTGATGACGAGGTTCTGTCTGCGTGGACTGAATATGCGAAATCTATAGGGTGCCGTATCACAGAGCATTATGAACCATCAAATTGCAAATCACTTAGAATAGTTGGTCAAGATGGTAAATTCTTGAAGACGCTGAGAGGACTTGGTGTTCTTAATAATAAGCATATTCCACTTGACTATCTTACTGGTAGTTGGGAACAGCGCATGGAATTACTTGCTGGTATTTTAGATACAGATGGCTATCGTATAAAACGAACAAATGGTAATTATGAAATCGCTCAAAAAAATAAAACTCTTGCTTCACAAATCGCTCAATTAGCTCGTGGTCTGGGGTGTGGGGTGACGACTGCGACCAAATTAGTGAAACTTGCTACTGGTGCTATCAACGGGTACCAAAGATTAAAGATTTCTCCAGTCTACGAAATCCCCTGCCGTGTTGCTCGTAGAAAATGTTCTGATGTTGGCAAAAGAAGAACCGACCCTAGAAGAACTGGTTTTAGAATTGAACAGATTGAAGATGGTGAATACTACGGCATCATGGTTGATGGCGACCATAGGTTTATGTTGTGGGACAACACATTAACCCATAACACTTTGTTATGTTGTAATATCGCAGCCAACATGGTTAAGAAGAAGCATAAAGTCGTCTTTGTTACCCTTGAAATGACTAAGGAAGAACTATTATCAAGGTTTTGGAATATCTTAGGGTATGGCTATGATGAGGTCGGACAGAAGCAAATGGCTGAGGCTTGTCGATATTTACGCTTCCAACAAATCGACCGTATGAACTGGCAAACAATACCATATTTAATTGAACAAGCTAAATCATGGGGGGCTGAGTGCGTGTTTATCGACCACTTGCACTACTTCGCCCGTGAAATGCACGATGTGGCAAATGAACTCGGTATTATTACTCAGGAATTCAAACAGGCTGCCATTAAAAATCAACTACCGATTATCTTAATCTCACATACAAGAAAAATTGAAAAGGGGAAATCCCATGCTGATATTAACGATTTGCGTGGCTCATCTTATATCGCACAAGATGCAGACATTGTGTTAATGGTCTGGCAAGAACAAAGTGAACAAACAGAAGGTATTTATATTGGACTAGACAAAAACCGTAACCGTCTTAACTATAAAATCGGTGCATCGGTTAGACACAATAAATGTGGGCTTGTAATTATGGACTTAGACGACGAAGGCGTAGAGTCTGCTGATAGAAATAGTGTGCCGTCTGCGAAACCAAAAACCTCTGGGTTTGTCTCTGCCAATCCTATTCCTACCCCTACCCCACGCCAGCCTGCACCGACCTTACCGAAAAACGGTGAACCTGACCCATGGAATAAGCCGTTATCTCAACCTAAATTACCACCGATTGAAAAAGAACACCTTAATGGCGCAATCAAATTTTAATTGAAAGGAATGTCTAATCTATATGGAACAAGAACAACAACAAACTAAAAATGCAAAACTGATATTTGAAGACGGCTCTGACTACGAATTCAGTGCCGAAGACTTAGCTAAAGCTCTTGCATACGCTAAAGAGAAAAACTGGCCACTAGTTGCTGTCAAAACACCATGGTGCTGGTTATCTGTACTTGACGACTCTGCCGAAACTGTGTTTGAAATCTTCAAATAAAGGTTTACTTTTTCTCTTATATCTGCTATAATTAAATCACTATCAAATAACGCAAAAAGTCAACGAAAGGAAAAGTCAATTATGCGTACAATGTTAAACCCAGGTTCCAGCCTGTCTAACCCTGCCGAGAGGTTTTTGAGGTGGAGTGGCAAAACTGAAATCTTCAAAGATAAAGAAACTGGAAAAATTGAACATGAAGGCGGATTTGTCTATTACGACGATAAGGACAACGATTATGCAACCGTAAAACTCGCTATGCCTCTTGTCTTATACCCACTAGGTGAAGCTATGTCTATCTATGGTGGTGTATTCGATGCGGCAAATAAATCTGCTAATACCTTCTTAAACTCATCTGAATTTGCTTCATGGGATGAGCCTATCACTGTTTATGAGCGTGGTGTTGGTGATGAACGAGGGGCTATCATTGCTCGTGGTCTGTGGGAAGATATTAAAACTACTGTGAAAGCCCACAACGGCAAAGTCCGCACTAACTTATATGCCCTAACTGAACTTAATGGTGAACGGGTGATTGTCCGCTTTGAGGCTTCTGGCTCTGCATCTCGTGCCTTATCTGATATTAGGCGAAAGGCTGGTGCTTCGTTCTACAACCGCCCACTTATCATTAGTGGCGTTGAATACAAGGTCAATGGTTCTGTACACTATGCAGCCCCTGTATTCACCCAAGGTGAAGCTTACGATGAGGCAACTATTGAAGGTTTGACCCCATACGCAACGACCATCTCTGAATATGGCAATGCACTTCGTGATAAAAATATGGCGAAAAATAGTCAAATGACGATTACCGACGAAACTTCTGATGAAGATTATGACAAAGCTGTTGCTCAAGATGGCGATACTGAGGTAATCCCAGAAGATGTTGATAAACCATTAGATTTATCTGATGTACCATTTTAATGATGAATACATATAAAAATAACAAATAAGAATAAGGCCGCCTCTCTATTATTTATGATGAACGATGAATACTCAAAACAATACCAAGAAGCTAAAAATAGGCTTGCTGAGTTCGACGAAAAGCTTAACCAATTTATCGTTAATAATGAAGAGGCCCTTTATAATGTCATTGGAAAAATAGACGACAACACTAACGAGCTAGTAGCAGAATTTTATAACTTAAGAAAACAAAGAAGAGATATTTACCAAGCTTGTCTAGATTACAGATATGAGGTTCTTAAGCAAAAGATGATTGAGGGTTTTCTTTGTGAAAATTTTATGATGTTTGGAAAAGAAGAAAATACAATCACATGAAACAGAAAGACTACAACGACTATTTGAAGGAATTAGAAGCTATCAGGTCAAAACTTGCTAAAGAGTTGGCTGCGGTTTCTGATGCTCTTCAAACTTATATAGCTAGTCATGGGGGGATTGACAATATTTATGCTTCTGTCTGTTGCGATGTGATTAAGCAAGGTCATATTGCCTATACCTATAATACCGACATTGCCGATGGTATTAACTATGTTGGGTCTAGCATCCTTGGCAATGTCACAGAAAGAAGAAGAATAAAAGTCGATATAATGCAAAAATTGGCGATTGTTGAGGAAAAGATTAAATATGTTAAACACAACAAAGAAAAAATCTTTGTTGAAAAAGCCCCAGGCTATGAATTATTAAGAGGAGAGTGATTTTTATATATTGTTATGAGTATTTGTCCTGTACATAAAAAGATGATGTACGCAACAAAGAGTTCAGCGATGAAAAGGCTTACTTACGAGCGTAAAGTATTAGGCTACCAAACTTGTTCGGTTTATTCTTGCAAACATTGTGGGGCGTGGCATCTCACTTCTGTTAATAAGAAACACCAGAATAGCCAACGAAGAAAAGTGAAAAATAAAGATGCCAATAAACGATGGAACTGGAAAATGGAGAAAAATAAATGCCAGAATTAAAATTAAGAGATTATCAAGAAGAGTGTGTCGATACTCTTTTCAAATATTGGGAAAAAGCCAAACGCCCGTGTGTTTTGAGCCTTAGCACTGGTGCTGGGAAAAGCGTGGTGGTTTCTGAGATTATTAAGAGGGCGAACACCTCTGTTTTAATTCTTCAACCATCAAAAGAAATCCTTGAACAAAATTATGAAAAGTTATTAAAAACAGGCTTTCCTCAGGAACGAGTCTCAATTTGTTCTGCTAGTGCTGGTGGCTGGTCGATTAACTCTCATGTCACTTTTGCAACGATTGGCACGATTGCTAAATGGGTTGAACATTGCCAACATATTCAATTAGTGATTATAGATGAGTGTGATTGTGTGACAAGCGACAGGGCTGACTCGCAATATATGAAGTTCTTAAACGCTCTGCCTGCTGACTGCCGTATTGTAGGCTTAACTGCCACTCCGTTTAGAAATGTTGTATTTGCAAAACGCTTTGAAGACCCTAAAATCTTCTGTCGTCCAATTACCCGTATTCATTGCCGTGATGGTGAAAAAACTAGACTTGGTGCGTGGGTCTGGAATAAGATTATCTATCGTTGCAATATTGACTACTTACAAGAGAGAGGGTTTCTTTCTAAAACTCAATATCATGTGGCTGAAACGGACTGGTCATTTGTGCGTGATGTGCCAGGTCGTATGGACTTTGACACGACTAACATGATGAAATGGGTCGATATTGAAGAGAACACCTCTCGCTTTACACAAGCTGTTAAGTGGTGCATGGACAATAATTTGAAGACGATTATCTTCTCGCCTAATGTTGATATGAACTACCGATTACAAAGAGTGATTGAAAAATTAGGTGGGGTAGCTGAGTGTATGGACTCTGACAATGATACAAAGTCGTCTCGTGAAATAAAGATGCAAATGTTCAGAGAGGGAAGATTTCAATTCCTCGTCAATGTCGGTATGGTAGGCCGTGGTGTTGATGTCCCTAGTGTCGACTGTGTTGTGCTGTGTCGTCCGACAAAAAGCCTTGCTCTCTATATGCAATTTATCGGAAGGGCTCTCCGTGTTGACCCTGACAATCCTGATAAACTAGCATATATCTTAGACCTAGCTGGCAATGTTGACCGCTTCGGTCATGTAGAAGATATTAAGATTGTCCCAGTTGAAAGCACTACCGACCATGGGTACAAATACACCAAAGATGTGATTGTTTATAAGCCAGGTAAAACAACTAAAATCTTAGACAAAATCTCCTAGGTTGCAAAGGTGAACCTTTCGTGATAGAATTGTATCTGATATGAAAAAACAAAACTCTAATACCCCCCAGAATACAGAAAAGAGGAAGACATTACATCGCCATATTAAGGTCAGCCCTAAAGCTTACAATCGCTTAAGACATCTATCTAAAGACACTAAATACCGTAGCCGAGGGATTGTTGGCGTGGTTGACGACTTAGTACTTGGTGAGTTTACAACGGTTGGTTCAGGGAACACTAATAATTTGCATCCGTTCTCTGTAAACAAAAAATCTTCATCAAAATGATGAAAAACTATTGACAAAAGGTGTACCTTTTAATATAATGAAAATACGAACATTAACAAATACTACTTGAAAATATGACCTTCGACCTTCATATGTTTTTCACTTTTTCTATTTCTGTATATAATCTCTACTTATATATATATATAAATAAATATAATCCTATCTATACAATACATCTGGAAAACACTTATGTAGTATTTAGAATAATGTTCTAGGGTGAGAGATGCTGGTGATAGTTCACTTTCGATACGGCATCTCTTCCCGTCCAAGCTTGCCCCTTAACAAAATAATATCTTTGGTTCAGATATGAGCCTGTGGTTCTCCGCATTTTAACTATAAATAGCTCTACCTATTTATTGGATTTTACCCCTCTAGCCGTGTCATTAGGCATCAACGAGGCATTGGTTATTTCATTTACCCACAGGCCCATACCTGCACCAAAAACACAATATCATAAGAATTGGGTAAGTCAGGAGAAAAGGAAAGACAAAATGTCTATGGATTTGTCGGCGACGATAGCTTCTATCGCTGATACTGAAAAATCCTTGGCAAAACGGTTGGACGCTCTTAAAGAGGCTAATCCTGCTGTTTTTGCTGAGTTAGATAAAATCTCTAACGCACAAAAGGAGGTCGAAAAGCTCAAGGCTGGGTTAAAAAGTTACCTTGAGGAAGAAAAAGATTACGATGTCCACGAAGTCGGAAATGTCCGAGTTAGTGTCTCTCGAATTACCAAAATCGCAGTTGGGTCTATTGAAGAAGTACCAGCTGATTTCAAAGAAACTAAAACCATGGAAGTAGCTAATGAGAAGAAAGCTGAAGATTATCTTCGTCTATATGGCTCACTGCCAAAAGGTTTTATCGATAAATCATACTCACGCTTTAATTGGACTGTGAAGAAAGGTTTATAAAAAACATGAAAAATGAAATTACTGAAATTGATAAAGCAATGGAAACAGCCGTCGCTTCTGTCAACAGCAAACGACCTACTCGTAGGGTGCCTGTAAAGGCACAGAATACCCCAACCGCTACAATCTCTGTATCGACTAATTCTACCCAACCAAAATGTGTAGATGATGATGTCTCTAAACTAAAAGCTTTTGTAGATGGGGCTGGACTCGCAATCAAAAAAGATAATAAAGCCTACCTACTTGCTGAAGCTTGGCAATATATTATGGTACTCAAAAACTTAACCGCTCGTTGTGAGTGTGTAGATACTCGTGATGAAAAAGGTGCATTGATAGTCACCGCTCAATGTATCATAACTGATGAAAATGACAATGTCGTTGCTGACGGCGTTATGCAAGCAAGGTCTGATGAACCATGGTTATCTGATAAACCTGAGTTCGCTGTCTATGGCATGGCACAAACAAGAGCTATCTCTCGTGCATTGCGTAATAGATATGGTTATTTAGCAAGGGCTTGTGGCTTCCAAGCTACCCCTGTTGAGGAAATCTCATAAAGGAAAGGTTTTGACTTTTTCTGCTTAAGAGTAGACACTAATACTATTATGAAAGAGGTAAAGAAGAAAAAGAAAGCTCCTAAACGCAAACTCTACAAAACCAGAATAGATAAGGTAATAGAGGTAAAAATCTCTCGCTCACTATTCTCTCTTGATGGTAAAGACCACTTTATTATCAGAAACAAAGACTTCTCAATCTATGCTGATATTACTAACCCAAGAGTCGTAGGTCGCTCAAAGTGGCTATTCGATAAGGATTATGAACAATATTGGGAAGCTGGGGTACATCATGTTGAAAAGACTGGTGCAAACCATATTCAGCTATTAAAAAGAATTAACAAAGACCTTGGATGGGAAGATTACCCTGAAGAGGATTAGACTAATAACTTAAAAGGACACAACAACCATGTTTGACAAAAAACAACACGACAAGAAATCTAATCCAAAGATGAAGGCCGATGGCCCAGGCTATCACACTAAAACTGCAGCATACGACAAAGAACCTTTTGCCGGTTCTAATCATAAGGATTTTGTGGCAAAAAGTTGTGAAAAAATCCGTATAGCATTAAACAAAAGTGAAGCTGATGACTTTTTAATGTTCGCATTAAACGGTAATGCCGATAGCGATGACTATGCTGATATTGAGGTCGTCTCTTCTAATAAAATGTTGGACATTTCTAACTTCGAGAGCCTTGCTACACTTCTTGCTCGTACTTTTGCACTAAAGCTTGGTCTTAATAAGCGAGTTGAGAAACAGGGTAAGAATATTGACCAATGGTTTGTCGATATTTATGTTAAGCTTATAACTGATTTTACCAAAGAGCTTATTCGTACTACCGTTGAAGATTTGTACGACGATAAAGATATTAAGAATAAAATCCATAAAGCTCTTGGCAAGATAGAAGCAGAAAATGACCTACTCAAATACTTAGCCTTAGTTAAAAATGCTGAAGTCCAAGGTGTGCCAGAAGAAGCTTACGAGAAAATCGCAGAAAAACTACATGGCTCAATCGTGGACATTATCGGTCGTAATCGTGAGGCTGAACTTGAACTAGTAGATTTATTCTTATATCAAGAAGCATAACTAAGATTACTATTAACGATTTATTTAGGTGTATATTAACAATGAAAAATTTTCATAATAAAAGCGATGATGAAATTAACGAAAGGTCAGCTGGTACTTCGGGCGGACAACCGCTTAAAATGCGTAAGGTGACAAATGTCTCTCTTAATGACGGCGATATGAAACGCTCTACTGAATATGTCACTGAGGGGTTCAAGGACGATAAAAACAATTTTAATCGACTATACCAATTTGACCCAACAGAGTCTGATATGACTAGGGAAGAAGTCTTTAGGAAAAATGTTTTCGATAATATCAACGAACCATTTACTAGCGCTATTTATGCCAAGTTGAACGAAAATGGCACAGTATTCGCAGCTGATTGTCTCTTAGACCAAGATGAAGCTTGTGCCGTCGTCCGTAGCATAGCAGCCATGGTAGGTAACTATTACAAAGGATTTGCTCGTGGTGACTACGATAAAATGTTGGAAGGCAATTATCGCCTCGTCCAAGAATTCCACAATAGCCTCGACCATTTCTGGACTGATGAAGAAAAAGCTGGTCTAGTTGAAGCGATGAAGAAATATGTAAAAAAATGGCAAACAAAAGAATAACAATACATAATTACCAACAAGGTTCACAAGAGTGGCTAGACGCAAGACTTGGTCTAGTCACTTGCTCAAATGCATTACTACTACTCGAAAAAGGCAAACAGGCTTGTATGCTCGCAAATAAAGATGCAGCAACTCGCATTACCCCTAATGGAAACTTTTACGCAGAACGAGGTCATGTACTTGAAGAAGAAGTCAGAAATGCACTCAATGAAGATTTGAAAAAACAAGGCCTTGAACTCCGTGAGGCTGGCATCTTAACAAACTCTGAATACCAAGACGCTGGTTATTCACCAGACGGTCTTGTATGTAGAATTGGTGAACCAACTGAAGACTATCTTGCGATTGTGGAAATCAAATCATACAACGATGTAGTTGAGAGAAAAGGTGACCCAGCCTCGGTTATAAAAACTCTCCGTAAAGGTGACAAAATCCTTGGAATAGCATATAACGAATTTGGCGACCTTGTTACAAGGGTCTATGTAGGGAAACACGCAAACGCTTGCAAAGACTATGACAATGTTCCGCTTGTCGCAAGGGCTCAAATCCAAATGGAATTACTTATCTCAGAAGCTCCAATGTGCTACCTTATTCTTTACAATCCTGACGTAACTGGCACTACCCCAACAGCAAAAACTTACACGGTCTTACCAGATGAAAAACTTCAGGAAAATTTAAGAGAAAAACTTCTACAATAGTAATTTCAAAAACTTTCGTGCGTGCGTATGTAAAATAACATTTTCAAAAACTTTCGCACACGCACGATATAGAAGAACCATACTCTACTATAGAGATGGTTCTTTTTTGTGGTCTATAGAGATAGTCTTCACCGATTATCTAGGATGTTGCTACCCTATACTCATAGCTAAGAGCTCATCTTGATTACTGTCTTATATGGCCCCCTTTACTACATTTAACGAACAGTCACCAAAATAAGCGAACGCAAATAACTACTAAGACAATCTGAATAAGCGAATATAAGCCACCATTAAGCGAATAAATGTACTCTTTTCTCGCTCCTCTAGCCTATGCCCCCCTGTATGATGTATTCTTCCAAAAACTCGCCATACAGGGGCAAGGTGTTTGGTTGCAACATACATACAAAAAACTGGCTCATATAGAGATGTAGATACAATAGACCATATTCTCTATCATCCACTACCTCTCACTTAGCTGTATATATGTATAAAGATATAAAACATAAAGAGCTATTATTGCCTCTCATCCGTCTTCTCGGTATTTTTTGGCAAGTGAATAGGCCCTAATTAAATTAAAGTGGGAAAAAAATTGCTTCCTTAGATTAAAAGACGACTTTTATTAAATTAAAGGACGAAAAGTCGGCAAAAATCGACATGAGACGCTAAAAAGACAAAAAAGACGATAAAGAATACTAAAAAGTACACCCCGATAGCGGACTTCTTGAGAAAAAGACGCTACAAAACAGTTTTCAATTTTGTTTCTAAAAGATGTTGACTTGGGTTATTGAGACTTGTTATCATTGCATTGACTTCTCGATATATTCGCACATCTGTCGCACCTCTTAAAAAAATGCTAAAAATTACTATATATATTATATATGCAATTTTCGCAATTTTGAGACACATCGTGAAGGTCAGTAAATTAAGTTTAGGTTAAAAGTTTATATATGGTACATATCGTATCTGGGGAATACGGGCTGAATTATAGCCATAAGATAATAAAATATGCATATCGATATCGACATATAAAACCCTGAGACGATAGTCCGTAGATTATAAAAACGATAATATCTTAGAGAAACTATTGAAGATTAAAAATTCGGAATAATACTAATAATAAAAGAAAGGAAATGAAATATATTAAGCTGATTATCATATTTAATTCATATCTATAACTATAACAAAAATCCTATCTATACATATAAAATAAACACTTAAAACAAAACATATTAAATAAACTAACTGAGATACGAAACATTATCTCAGTTTTTTGCATAATGAAAGGAAAAGCATAAGATGCTAAAAATTAACATTAACCAAGTACCGAATTTAATTGAGCTTTGTAAAAAGTCACAGAACAATCTTTTAATCGTAGGAAACCCTGGCGTTGGGAAAAGCCAAACCGTCGGGTCGTTAGAAAATGAACATTGCAAAGTCACGATGTTGACTGGCTCAAGCACATACGAGGAAACAGCAAACGGTATTCCACGAGATAACAAAGAGACTAAGATGCAAGATTATACAAGGCCAGAGTGGTTTGTAAATATCTTAAACTGGGCTGAAGAACATAATTCTGACGAAGATTACCAAATCTTATTTATAGATGAGTTTAATACTGCAGACCCACAAGTTTTGAAGACTTTTCTTTCAATCTTAACCGAGCGTAAAATCCCAACCCAGAAAGAACCACTACCAAAGCACTTAGTGATGGTCGCAGCCATGAACCCATGTTCACAGAATGAGGGTGAAGAACTTATTCGTCCAATGGCTTCAAGATTTATCACTGTCGAGATTGAGTCTACTATTGAGTCATATCGAAAATATATCACTGGTGAGATTAACGAAAAAGATAATATCATTGTTGAATTGTTAGATACAGAACAACCTCTTACCACTAAACAGTTTGAGTCTTATCTATCTCAGGTCGTTGAACAAGATTGGCACGGGTTTGAAGCTGGAAGTTATCATGAGATTAACCCACGCTCAATGTCGAATTTTTTCAGAGCAATGGGATTTGTAAAAAATCGAAAGCAAGTTTCACAGAAACTATCTCAAGCTTTCTTCGGGAAAACATATCAATATCTTGACGAAGAAGAATCTGAAGCACAAAAAGAAGAAAAACGAAAACAGAAAGTGAAAAAAGGCGTAGTTCTACCTACATATGAAGACTTGGCACAGATGAGCACTGGTGACCTTATAGACTTAAAGCAACAGCTTTTAACTAAGGGCCCACAAGGGTTTAATGCTGTAGCAAATATTATTAAAATCTTAGCAGACAGAGAGGAAGAAAAATAATGAATATCGCACCACGAAACACAGATTTAGAATACAACATGGAAGATTTATTGAGCTATGAAGAACTACTCATTGCTCAGAATACCCGTGTAGAAGAAGTTTCTTATGTATTACTTGAAAAAAATACAAGAAGGATTAGCAGCTTTACTTATGTATTCAATACCCCAAGGGTCGCAGATGAGGCTGCCAAAATTGTCGAACGATTAGCAAAAGAAAAGCTCAATCTCGATGAAAACGATATTGTGCGTATGACAAAGACGACAATGACGCTTGAAGAATATATCAAACGATGTATTGAGATAACTTGTGATATTGATATCGCTAGAATAGTATTTAATAACTTTATGGAGACTGAGAATAATGAAATTTAATAATCCTATAATTAAGCCTTCTGGAAGGTGCTATTGGAAAGATGGAACCGATATAACTATTCATACCGACAATGTACCAAAAGACTTTTACGATAAGATGAGCGAAGCAATGTATGCTACAAAAGGAAAAGCGAATAACAATCTGGGACTTGAGCTCGTCGTAGCAGGAGTCCCAACAGAGTTAATTAAACAAGTGATGGAGGTAGTTGAGAATAATAAATATTATTATGATATTCGTTCTGATGGGCGTTTTATTAAAGACTCATCCTCGAAAATGTTTTGTCCTAACGATAGACAGAAGAAAAAGCGTCGTTCTGGCAAATATGTGAAAGAAAAAATCTTATATAAAGACACACTGATTGGTCGTAGGCTGAGAGCAATGTTCGGAGAAGAATTATTGACTCAGAAATTCGAATATACCACGAATATGACTGGGTATGGAGTCTTTGCAATATATAATTCTTCTTATGTAATTTTAGACGGGCTTGGGCGTACAATGTTTGCAAATGCCTCAGCAATTCCTCTATGTTTATACTTCTCAAAGTTTGATGACGAGAAAAAGAAAGCTATCTTAGCAAATAAAACTCTCGCTACACTACTTTTAGAAAGGAGCTATAACGAGCATATACCTTATTCTTTACATGAGGAGTGTATCTCGGAAAAGACTTTTGTTAAAACTCAGGTCGAGCTATACCTCGAAGAATTATATTCATTAACACAGATTGAGGGCGGGCTGATGCCTCTAAACATTACTAAGGACTTAATCACAGCAGATAGGTATAATACTTTATCAGAAGTAGGCTTTGCTTGTTATCAAATAAAAGATATTCAGATGTGGGTATTACTCTTAGCGGCAATCACTAACTTAGAAAAGGTAGGGCTCACTATTTATCATACGAGCACTGGCAGAAGTATAGCTACAGGTAATACAAGAAGAGGGTATAAACGACTATTACAAAAGATTAACAAATCACATATGGAATATCTGAAGCTACTGCGTAAAGGTTTTACCCCAGAAATAGCACGAACTGCTGTTCTTGAACAATTAAAGTTCTGGGTCTCAGACTGGAAGAATACTGATGGTAAATGGAATATCTGTAAAATCAAAGACTGGCAAGGCCAAGAGACAGATAAACAAGTAGAGACTAAAACTAAAACTAAAACTGAGGCTAAAACTAAGCTAGCAACTATGGAAGATATTAACAAGGTTTTATCTAAATAAGAAAGGAGATAATGATAAATGGCTTATGAGTTTAATACATTTTATATCACCAAAAATGCTACTGAAGAAGAATTGACCGAAGCAGTAGAAAAGGTTGATAACTGGTGCAAAGATAGAATTCATGGGGTAATAGATTTATATTTTAAGAGTATTGACTCACCATATAACTATTTAATCCGAGAATACCCTATACTCGTGGACGATGAACTGCCACCAGCGTATGTGGCAGCTTTAATCAATGCAGAGTCGCCAGCAATGTTCACAGGTGATTATGTAGCAGTATCTACTAAATTAGTCGCAAAAACAGTCATAGAAGGAGCGTTAATCAGAGCTGAAAAAGTGGCTATGGTAGGAATATCAGGTAGTGGGCTAACAGACGAGATTTTGACTATTATTGCTCATGAATATACTCATGCACTCTATAACCATACAATCTTGAGACAGAGATTTCATAAGAAGACAAAAGGCAAAGACGATAAAACATTTATGCTTGCTTGTGAAATACAGGCGAATAGAGGGGTCTATGTCAATAAAACTGCGTTAGTTTATGAACTAGGCGTAACCGAAGAAAAATTTATTAAAGATGTACCAGATATTGCTACAGCAAAAACTTTAGACAATATCTATATTGCACTTAAAAATGTCTATAAAGATAAGATTGAGAATAATCAACAAGGAAAAGGGAAGGAAGATAATAAAGATGAAAATCAAAGTAATAAACAAGGACAACAACAACAATCAAATAGTCAAAGTGAAGAAAATAAACAAAATCAAGGTGATAGACAAAAACAACAGTCAAAGTCAGGAAGTCAAAGTGAAGAGAGTGAAACTGGCAAAGAATTAAATGATGTACAACAAAAAGCACTAGATAGATTGTTCAAACAAGAAGAAAAGAAAGGTACATCTTCAGGCTTCTTGCATGACTATAGTGAAGATGAAGTAGATGATGATAGTGAGAAAGGTGCTAGGACTCTACTAGAAGAATATAATCAGAGAGTCGAAACTGCAAAGATAAAGAAATCACTCTTAAAACTGCGTGCAGTATTAAAAGGAGATTTATCAAAAGGCAAAGTACCTACCTATTCTCGACCATCTCGTAGAGCCTCAGACAATAACTTATTCAAGAAAGGTAAAAAGAACGACGCTCGCTTCAATCCGTCTATTTTACTAGCACTAGACTCTTCAGGGTCAATGTCATCTACTACCATTAAACAAGTCACAGAAGCGACTGTAGACATTATCAAAGCGTTAGGTAGAGATATCTCGAATTGTTATATCTGTCTACATGACGGAAAAGTCTATAACTTACAAAAGTTAAAAGACTATGAAGAGGTCTTAAAAACTTACCAACCAAACGGAGGAAATAACTTCTTAAGGGTCTATCAAAAAGCAGTAGAACTAAACTGTGATGTAGTCTTAAATGTAGGTGATGGACTAGATAGTATAGAAGACTGGGCTTACTGTTTTAGAAAAGATGGTAATGATAAAACAGGTAAAGGGTTATTAAAAACAAATAAGAAATTAACTTGGTACGATTGTTTAGTTTATAAACTAGATGACGATGCAGCAAAGTGGTACTATCAAGAAAACTATAAAGATGAAAAACTAGGTGGGGTAAAGAGAAAAACATTAGACTTAGTAGGCTCTTTACGACCAAAAGAAGATTTTACTGAAAAAATTGAAGAGTCATTAAAAAACGAAATCAAACGAAGAAATAGATAAATAAATAACAGAAAGAGAGGTGCTCGCCTCTCTTTTTTTGTGCTTCAAAAATATTCAAAAAAATCATATAAACACTAAATAGAAGAACTCGTACTAGCGCACTCAAAGTAAGCACTCGCATAAATGCTCAAAGTAAGCACTCGCATAAATGCTCAAAGTAAGCACTCGCATAAATGCTCA